GTACTCGTCGATCGCCTCGAGCTTTTCCTCGTAGGTCATTTCGTCCCACTCATCCCACTCGATTTCATCCGGCTTCTCGAGTTCGTCCTCTTCCTCTTCGTAATCGTCCGCTTTGACGATGCGGATGGCCTCGAGAACGTGCGATTGCCAATCCGCGTCCGGCGGGTACTTGGCAGCTTGTGATGTCTTGTCTGCGTCGGTCATCTTCGCCAACACGTCGTCGGTAACGTGCAGGCGCACACCGAGCGGTTGTGGCCAAAACGCTTTGCGCGCGAGCCGGCGGGCAACCTTCTCCACCTTCGCGTTTTGCTCTTCGACGGTGAGCGGCTTAGCAGCGAACGCCACCTTTTGCAGCGACCCGTCCACCTTCATCACCTCGAAGAACTTGGCGGAGGGAATGCACGGCGAGTCGACCAGCGATGCTTCGCCGGGCTTGCCGGTGTAGCGCATGAAGTTGCGCCCGTCGATCTTCTCCGCCCGCTTGCTGCCGACGTAATCGCCGCCGATGGAGAAGCCGGTGTAGACGCCCTCGAGGCACTTCTTCCACTCGTTGTCGTCGACGATTTTGGCGCCAATGTCGAACGCCTTCTCCGCGTCGTTACAATCGAACGCGACCAGCTTGCCGGCTGCAATCTTGCCGTGCATGGCGCGGACGTTGCCGTACGACACTTCTTGGCCCGAGGCAGTCGTCGCTTTTTGAAACTCCTCCGACCACTGCTTGAAATACGGCTTGCTTGACGCGTAGTCAAGTATTTCACCGGAGCGGTCCGGCACTTCTTGCGCCAGGCGCCCGTACACGAGACGCCGTTCTTCGTCGACCTTGGTGATACGGGCGAACATCTGCATGTCTGAAAACTCCTTCCTTCGGTTAGTCCCAGTCCACGTAGCCAGTGACAGTGCACCGACAGTTTGGATGCGCGGGCTCAACTTGATCTCCACTAGGGAAATCGTCCATTAAATCGATCGGACCTGCGTCGGCGTTTTCCTGACAAATATCCGAAACAAGGTCGTCCTCTTGCGTGATCCACACCTTCTGCTGCACGTTGCCGGAAGCAATCAATCCTCCCAGCATGCCTTCGCCGTTGGCGATGCGTACTTCGGTACGCGCAATCATCGATGCGCGCGAGGCGGAAAAACCGTAGCTGTTCTCGAGTGCCTTCGGCAGATCCAATACCGACATCTCGCCTTTGACTGTTTGCGTTACCAAGGATCGGATCCCGTCCCGTGTCGTTTCACTGATAGCCCACTTCGCATCCGGGTTAGGCGTCAGCGCACCCGTGCTCTTGTCAAACCGCATGCCTACCATTTCCGCAGAGCGCAGGGACGCAAACTCAACCGCGCCTTTGTCTACTTGGTTCCACGCGCCTGCGGGCAGTTCGGGCGCAGCACCGGGCTTCGCAGCGTCTACAGCGACCATGACGGTGCGCAACGTCTGCTTGCCTGCATCCGAATACAAGTCTTGGAGAATGGGCTTCGTCTTCGCTGGCAACTGATTGAATACAGTGAGGTCAATACCGCCCATTACTTCGTCCACCATACCTGTGTCGAACGTTGCCTTCGTGAACCCAGCTTTGGCCAACTGCTTCGTGAGCTGCTTTAGCAACACGCCTCGAGCGTGGTCGAAAAACTTAATCAGCACTCGCTCCAATTTCTTTTGCGCAATGCGGGCCGCAGGCCGCGCAATGGTAAGTGAGGGGAGGACAGCACCCTTGCCGCGCCTTTTCAAAAGTAGCGGCAGGTCAACCCGAATGCAAGTCGGGCTAGAGTGCACTGTTACGTAGAAGCGATTCACGATTCCAAATCTAAGCGCTGGACGAAGGCCGCAAAGTCATCTAGCTCGGTGTCGCGCACAACCGAAGCAGTGGAACATTTCACCAACGTGCTGCTCCCTCTGCACACTGCGATTGCTGCCATCTTCGTTATGCCACCGGTGTCTGACACTACGTCAACCTTGGTAAACGACGCAAGCAGGTAACCGGCAGATTCAAGATTTGCACAAGTCTCCGCTTTGAACAAGACCTTGCTTGTACCCCGCACTGAGACAGCGGTTTCCGCTATAGCTTTAGTGAAACAACCCGCCTCCAACACCTGCGGGTTCATGCGGGCCTCTACTATCATGCCCGCTGTTGCACGCTCCGCAGCCGTTATGCGTTGCTTGGTAACTGCGGATACCTCGAGCGCGCTGTCTGTCAGCGCGACGCGTCCACCATCCTTTGCATAGAGGAACAGGTCCTGCCGCGTGGATACTGATAGAGCAATGCCGCTGTCCGCCACAGTTGTAGCAACTGCGCGGGATTGCGCAACAACTTGCTGCTGACTACGGCATGCGAACCTAACTGAACGGGCGGGTGGCAGGAAATAAAACCCGCCATCCATCTCCTCGCTGACAACAGGCGGCTCGGGCGGACGCTCGACACTGGGCAGGAGCGGGCTGCCGTAGACCAACGCAGGCAGCGGATTCAGCGACTCGTAGTCAGTCGGGTTGCGGACAATCGCCGGACGCAACGGCGGCGCCACTGCGCTCGGCAACAGCGGCGAGCCGATGACTACCGCCGGAAGCTGCGTTGGATCCCGTTGTGGCACATACTGGCGCGTGGAAGTTAGCGGCGGGTAATTGGCGCTAGGTAGCAGCGCCGAGCCGATAACTACCGGTGGAAGCTGTGTTGGATCCTGTTGCGGCGTTGCGGCAACTAGACCAAACGTGCGGTCTAAACTCGGCGGCGTGGCACCAAACACCACTGCCGCAGGTTGCACGCCCAGCACAGGCGCTGCACTGACGATCGACCTGTTAGGCGGTTGATCATAACTGGGCGGGGTTGTACCAAAGACGAGCGGTGTGCGTTCCCTTTCCGGCTGCGCGTCCGTACGGACGTACCCAGCAATGCTTACGCTGTCGAGGCTCGGCGGGACCTGCGCGTAGACGCGCGCAGCAAGCTGACTCGGATCCGTTTGCGGAGCGGCGACGGTAGCCGGACGCAACGGCACCGGACCGAACGGCAATTGGCCGGCGAGCCTCGGAGCCGGTTGGGTCAGATCCGGCTGCGGTGCTGCTAACGTGAGCGGCGTCTGTACAACATCCGCAGGCTTGAAGAACGGCGCGAACAGTGTGGGTGCAACATCGCGCCGCTCTTGTGGTGCAGCAACAAGGCTCGGCCGCGCCGGCGGTAAATCGTAACTCGGCGGCGTTTGGCCGACGACGAGGGCCGCTCTGTCGCGCTCAACCTGACCAATAGTGCTGACAGTGCTTGGCTGCGGACTGTCGAGACTCGGCGACGGCTGGCGGAAGATAACCGGCGTGCGGTCACGCTCGGCTTGTCCACTGGTGAGTGCAGTCGGTCCCAGTGGTGTTGCTTGCGACGGCTTTGTCCCAAAGACAACAGCTTGCCGTTGTGCCTCTGCCTGTTCGGCTGTGCCAACTCTCCCCGGTATTGGCGCGTCGAGGCTGGGCGGCTTGGTTCCGAAGATGCTCGGAGCCGGCACACTCGCGTCGATCTGCGGACGCCAGTTATTGGTTGGTCCGAGCGGCGTTGCCTCGCGTGGCGCCTGCCCAATAATCTCCGCGCTTGGTTGGTCAAGCTGCTGTGCTGGCGCGGCAATTATTTGCCGCAGCGGAACCGTATCAGCAACGACGCTCGTTGGGAACGGCTGGAAAACAGTCGCGCGACCTTGGAGGTGCGGTGCCCGCTGAGTTGCTCCACCAAACCACGGCTCTTGGAGGATTGGCTGGTCGGGGTAGACTGTGGACTTGCTTACGACCGGGGCGCGTTCCGGCTCCAGCTGCGGGGACGCGACAATCAGCGGCGGCGGTCTATCCGTAACAACAGGCGCAACAACAGGCGGCGCACTGAACACCGCGGCAAAGCGGTCCCCTTCACGCTGCCCGGCACTGAACCGGATCGGGACAAGCGGCGTAATCTCCAGCGGCTGAGTGCCGAACAACGCAGGCGCACGCTGGCGCTCGGGTTGCTGCTCGGTCTTTACACTTCCCGGCAACGGCGAATCAAAGCTGGGCGGTCTCGGCCCGGTCAGCTGCGGCTGCGGGACACTCCCGTCAACCTGCGGCGCGACAAAGCTGGTCGGAGCAAGCGGAACCGGACCAAACGGCAGCTAGCCCGTAATAGCCGCTCGAGGCTGCGTCGAGTCCGTTTGCGGCGTAGCAACGATGCCCGGTCGCCCGGGCGGTGCATCAAAACTCGGCGGTTGCGCGGACGACAGGCGTGCGGGTTGCTGGCTTGGATCCGATTGCGGCGCGGCGACCGCAGTCGCGTGCAGGGGCACCGGCTCGCGCGGCGTTTGGCCGATAACTTGCGGTGCAAGAACGCTCGGGTCAGTCTGCGGCTTGGCGGTTAGAGCGCCAGCTAGCGGTACAACTTCTCGCGGAACCGGTCCAATCAGCTGCGGTTGTGGCCCGGTCGGGTCGGCTTGCGGTCGCGCAGTTAGCGCAGAAACTAACGGAGTTACCTCGAAGGGATGCGGACCAAATAGCCGCGGAGCGGGTTGGTGCAGTTCGCCCTGAGGTGCAGCAACTATCGTCTGTGGCGCTGGCGATGCTGGCGCTGGTGCAGACAAGATCGCTGCCGCCACAAACACTGCGGCGGCGCCGACGACTCCAACAACATTACCTATGCGCGAAAACAGATTGCCCGAGGCGACTATAGTGCTCGGGACGGGATCATCAACCGCTACTACGACACTAGGTGATTCGAGCTTAAACGGACCAGACGATCCGCGCCGAAGGAATGACATTTTCTTCTATCGCGCTATGCCGGGAGCGAAGGGACGCGGGCGCATGGGTATTGGCTTGAACGAGGTCCCTGGTAGCGTGTACGTCACTTTCAGTTGCGGCATTGTGCTTGTATTGCCGCCCTCTGCGAAAGCTGGCGTTGTGAACCCTTGGCTGCCGGTAGCAAAATTGAAAGCGGTATTGCCAACGTCGTGCGTAACTTCCAGCATCCCTAGCCTCACGATGCCGTCTTTGATGAAAGCAATGCCATTCGAATTGAAGTCGAAGGGGTTGATGTAGTCGTTGATTTTCTTGCTGCTGGCGCAAAAACTGGTGGTCATTACGAATGCCGCCCAATCAGCGGTCGTCAGATTGGTATCCGATGCCGGGGTCGATTCAAAAACATTGATAAGGCAGTTTCCTATGCCGTCAGTACCGGCGCCGTTGGACCATCTGAGAGAGGCGGCGGTGCAAGTAAATTCAACCGACAACGGGGAGCAGTCGAACAAGCAAAACCCGCGACCGATGTTCGTTCCCCAATCCTTGTTGCTTGTCGAACCCTGAACCCAAGGCGCAGCACCGCTCGTGACTGACGGTGACGCGGTGAGTGTTACTCCCGTTCCCGTTCCAGAGCGTAACGTCGCCCACAAAATGCCTGTCGCATGATTGCTCACGATCCGACCGTCCACCGTAGTCACTTCCGGGTCAGGATCGGGATACGCGGTCAGCGTCGAGAAATTGAAACTGAGGTGGCGCATCAATTGGAAGCGATCAGCAACGGCCCAATCCCAGGCGTGCATTCCCCACCAGAGCGGGCAGAATCGCTTGTAGAGCGCCCGCGACATCGCGTGGCCTGAGTAAAACGTCGCTTGGAAATCGTCGGCGCGGTCAATGATGTAGGAGTCAGGGGCGATGCTCACCAGTTGCCCGTCGCCTTCAATGCCCATCAACCGGCGGAACCAAGCCTGCTTGCCAAGGTACAACAGTTCACCCTGATGGTTTTCAAACCATCGGCGGTTGAACGCGAGCCAATGCTTGCGATTACACGCCATCTGGAAAGTCGCAAAGGAATTGATCCAGCGTGTAGCCATGATTGCCACGCACGTTTTCTTCTTGCATCTTTGTTTTAATTAGCGCGACGATCTGTGCTGCGTACTCGCCAGCGTCGAGGCGCACGTTCGATAGCGTGCCTAGCAGGATGCGGTTGTAGACTGGGTTGCCACCAGCGTCTGGTTGATTCGCTTCCTGCATCGCGTACAGGCGCACCGTTACCCAAGTTTGCGATGGAGTCCGAATGATATTGCTGAACTTCGCCTCCAACCATTTTTGCCCAGCAGCCATCAGCCCACCGACCCCGCTGACTCGTCCTCTGTCGTGTTCACAAACAGGTAGTTGTTGAATGCCAGCGTTGCTTTTGAGTTCGAGGAAGCTCTATCCATGACGGTCAATTTGATCCCGTTATAGGCAACGACACTCCCTATGCTGTCGACCACCTCCACAAAGACAAGCTCGCCGTAGTAGATGAGCCAAGGTTCAGGAAAAAACAGGGACATTGGTTGTGTGAAGTAATACCCAACCTGGGTGTCGTTCCTGAGCGACCCCGGCACCTGTGCTCTGATGTCGTTTGCCCGCCAGTAGGAAGAATCTTGCCCGACCCGAACATTGAGCAGCACTTCCTGCGTGGTGTCTAGCGCCGGGACATTGTTCGCCTGAAATTGGACCCCAAGCACCAGCATGTCGTAATTGGCCTGACCAAGATCGGCGCTTGTGTTGCCGAATGACCAAGCGGTGCCGGGGCCAGTTGCCGACCCACCGCCCGCTATTTCAGGCCACGAACGAATGCGCCCTGTCGAAGTGGTCACGGTATTTGATAGAGAATCTTGATGCCGGTCAGCGTGTTGCTCGTCGTCGCCAGCGAGTAGGCAACGCGGGTGCTGATGCGAGTGTTCGCGGCGACGAACTTCGGCTCGGGGAAGATGACGTAGTTGCTCGGGACGTACCCGACGAGGGTGTCGCCTCGAATCGAGCACGGCACCTGCGCGATCAGCACTTCGGATGCGGCTGCACCAGTCGCCAATTCGATGATCCACTCGTAGGTCGTGTCGACCGCCGCGACGGGCGTGTGCCACGCCCAGGTGAGTCCCGCAAGGTAAAAGTCGGCGGTGATCGTGTTGACCGGAACGATCTCGGTGTACGCCGAGAACGACCACGCGGTGCTGCCTGACGAGGCGCGCGAGATACCTGCCGCCGCTGCCGGGTACGCCAGATAGCGATTGGTGGTGGTTGTCATTTCAGTTCAACGATTCGAGCGTGTATTGCAATCCTTGGATGCTGTTCGATGCGCTTGGCGTGCCCCACGTCGCGGTGAACGACAACGAGGTATCTGTCGTCAGATCGCAAGTCACCGCAACCGGCGTGGTGCCTCCCGTCGAGCCGGAAGCGAGCGGCGACGGCTGACCATAGTTCGTCACCGTGCCTGCGGTAAGCAGCGTGCTCGTGTAGAGGATGGTAGAGCCATTCGCCATCAACGTGCCGACTGCCCCATTGGAGCGCGTCTGGATGATGAACTCGAATTCCCACATCGCAGTCATCGACGCACCACCACCGACGCCGGAAGTGGTGACGTTGGTCGCGCTCTTGGCGATCACGGTCCCCGAAACACCACCCCACCGCAGCGAGAAGATCAAGCTTGGTGTGCTCGTCGTGCCGTACGCACCGAAGCCGCGGCCGCGCAGGCAACGCCCGTCCTGCATGTAGTTGGCCGGGACGACGATGTTCGGGAACAGGATCGTTTCCGTCGTCGTGTTCGCAACCGCCGATCCGCTCGCGGTAGCCCACGCCAGTGTCTCGTTCCAAAACTGTCTACTCATTTTTTATCCCGCCAAGTGTGTGCGTGAAAGCCCGAGGGGCTCGCATGGGCTCCCCGGGCTTTTTGAGATGGACTAGACCACGCAAAATGTGCGCAGCTTATTCTTCCCAAGTCACGCCGTAGGACGACAGATTCGCGTCCGCGCCGGCGATGTTGCCGCAAGACACTTGCGCATAAGGTGCTGACACGCCAGCGACCATCCACTCCCCGCCGATGGGCAGGATGATAACGCCGCCGCCGCCCAGCACGTTCCAGTCTTGCGCAAACAGATTGGCCGCAGGGTCCGCGCCACCAATTGATGCCGTGACGAAGGTGCCGCACCGGCACAGGGCTGTCGCGCTCGGATTGGTCGCATTGCCCGTCAGCGACGTGAACGTAGACGTCCCGTTCGTCGTAGCCCTTGCCCAGCGGGTGCGATATCCCGTCGAAGTCGTGCCGCGACCGCCCCACGAAAACATCTTGACCCGGCCGATATCGCCGAGTGTATCCGCTTCCAACGTCCAGTTGTTCATGTTCGTCGCGTGGGCGGCCGGCGTGAACGCGCCGTTTTGTGCAGAGAACTGAGCCATGATTTAACTCCTGCTGATGAGAATGCCGGGAGACTGTTGCGGCGCGGCCCCCGGCTCCAGCCCCGCCACCTTCAAATACTGCCTGTACTTTACGATCGAGTCAACTTGCTGCTCCAGCCGCTTGAGGAAGGGGACACATCCAAGTGTGTCCATCTCGATCCCGCATCGTTCGCAGATCGGAGCCATGCAGCGGTTGCAGAAGTTACCCTGCTCTTTCCACGTTTGCAGCTTGATAATTGCTTGGCAGTGCGAACAAGTCTTGATATCAGCCTCTACTTTGCTGCCTCCGCTGGCTGTGTCGTCGTTGCGGTAGTAGCCCGCGCCCTTGGTGTTCGGAGTGCCTATTCCGCGAATAAATGTCATGGTGTCACCGTGTGGTGTAATTAGCCGAAGCCGGTTTTGTTGGGAGCCTACTCATTATTCCCCCACCGCGGCTTGCACGTCGAGGTACTCGGTGCGCCACGTCGTCATCTTGGCCTTGAGTGTGGTCCACTGCCCCGCAGTCAAACCGAAAGCGTTGCGTACCTGCGTATCCGTCACCCATCCCGAGTCGATGCGATTGAGGATGAGCGTCGCGAGGCAGCCCGATGTTGTCGAGGTGATCTTCTCTGACCCATCGGCGTCCGTCGATCTGAATCGTGCCTACCGTGTGCGTCGAGGATACGATGCTCATTGCGTGGCCGCGATGAACCGACCGAAACCGGTCGTGTTTGCTGCACCCATATCAAACAAACGACGCCGCTTCGTGCGCTTAGGGACAAGAATTCTCCGAGGGTTATTTCTCATCGCGCTAAATTCGCCATACGATATTTCGCGCGTCCAAAGCATCGGCATTGCATAGTAACCATTCCACGTTTGCGTGGTCGTACCCGCCCTTCCAGTCGGATAATTCCAAAGGCAAAACCCTCCGATCGACATATACTGGATGGGCGTCCAGTTGCCGGTAGAGCCGGTGCCGGTTGCGGTTCCACCGTAATCGTAGAGCGCGGTGCGGCCGGGTGCCGACGCCATTGCCACGAACTCCCAACCTGTCGTGGCCGTAGAACCGGCGTTGCCTATGATTGTATTGATGCCTTCGTACGAAACGGCGCGCATTTTGTTTGAGTCAACGCCAGCATCAGACGGGATCATCTGTATGTAATCTTCTGGGACACCGCCATCGTCTCGATTGAGCGCAAAGCATCCCACTAAAATCTGGAACGGCGTTACTGCGTACCCTGCCGTGTACCACGCTGCTATCGAGCGCGCATGTGCGCCATTGAGCGAGAACGGCGTCTTGTTGCTGTAGATGACGTTACTAGCTCTTGGCGAATAGTGAGTTTCGTTGATGACGTTGTTGCGCACCGTAACAGATGAGGTTCCGTTAATCGGGTACAGCGGCGAGCACTGCCCTGTGATGTCGTAAAAAATCCCGTGATAGCCTATCCACAAACCACCCAGCCCGTCGGTTAGTGGGTCGTCCCAATTTACCGTGAAGCCGGTCGGGTTGTAACCTACCGAGGTCATCTTTAGGCTTGCGTCACAGTAATCGCTCTATAAGCGACAACGCAGCCGGTGCCGAGAGCGGCGCCGCAGCAATTACGCAGAGCAAGGCTCCAGCCGTCCGGCACGATCCCTGCGCACATCTGCGCAATACTCAGGAACCCGTCAAACGGCTGCGACGTGATCTTGTAGTACAACGTGAGCGGCCCGAGCATGGAGTTCGGATCAGATATGCTCGCCGTGCCCTCGCTTCCGGTTGGCCTTGTCGTCGTGCCGAAGTTCGCCATTGGCGTCCACACATTACTGCCGTCTTTCATCCACGGCACAACGTAGACGTACACCGACTGATCGTTAGCGGGGGCGGTGGCCGCAGTAGACAGCAGAACCTGCACCTCGTAGTCGAGCGCGAGCACGCTGGTGTTGTCCACGCGCGCCGACTGCCAACCGGCATAGGGATCTGTAGCATCGTTTGCCAGTGACTGTAGATTCGTCACCGTCATCGGGGTGTACGATCCGTACGAGATGTTCTGCACGCTCATCAGCTTCTCCGAGCGATGTCAACCTCAGTCGGCGTGATGCGCCCTTCGTAACCAAGGGTTGCCGGAGAGGCGTCGGTGCCGGCGCCGCCGACTACGAGTATCTTCTCAATGCGCAGGGCGCTGCGCTTCCACAACACAAGCAGCGCCGCCCTCGTAATCTGCCCTCCTGCGCCGGAATAGATATCGTTGAACATTTGCCGCACGTCGGTGATGGACGGGTTGTATCCGCCAGCTAGATACATCGCGATGGTCTGCAATCGCGTCAGATTGCCTGTAGTCATGTTTGCCAATTCGGTGCCGTTGAAGGCTTGCCCCGTTGCAGCAATAGATACCAGTGACTTCCAGACGATGAAGGAAGGTACTACAGCATTAAGAGCGTCGGCGATAAAACCCAAGCCGTTGCCATCGTTGGGCTGCGACGAAAGCGTGGGATCGCCGAGGATTTCCGCTTTGATAGCCGTAAGCTGCGGCGCCGTGAATGTAGTCATAATATCCCTTTTATTTAAGCCAATGCTGCAATAAGCCCAGCACCAGCGTCAAGAACAGGCTGGTACCTTTACTACTCCTCTTCCGGCTGCAAGAAGAACAGAGAGTGTTCGAACATCTCGAACTCCACGCGGATACCTTTAACGAGGCGCTCAGCGGGCACGACCAAGTCTGGATCGTCCTTCTCCAGTCCTGCTTCGCCGTCCCACAAGCCGCTGCCGTCCGCAGCCGCTACGCGGAACCACTTGGGTTCGCCGTCCTGCACAACGTAAGCAGACTCGAGCGCAATCTTGAGCGTCGTTGTACCGTCAAGCATGTCGCACGATTTGACTTTGGCAGCGCACAGCAGCGACATCAAGCTTGCCGGCTCACTCCTGCCTACGCGCTCGCCGCCGTAAATGTTGACCGAACCACCGGCGCGCACTGCCTGCGCAAGCGCCTGCGTCATCAACCGCTTGGCAAGGTCGCTGGTCGTAACTTTTTTCATTCGTTACCTTTCAAGGGATCCTCTTCTACAACAGCAGTGAGTTCGCCATTTTCTCCACGCTTGGCGCGCACTGTGCGCTTGGTAAGCTGACGCGTAACGTTGTTGATCGTTACCGGGTTGTCCACGAGCACGTCTTGCTTCGGCAGGTGTACGTGCAAATCGAACATCTTAGTTGCGGGCGCGTCCCCGTCCGGTACCTTACCTTCAGTCTGCTCGCTGCGCTTGCCCGGTTGTTCTTCCTTCTTCTTGCCTTCTTCGCCTGGGAACGGAGCGCCCGGCTCTCCGGGCATTGCTCCGGGCATTCCCGGTACGGGTGCGGGCTCCGGTGGATTGAGCACGTCGCGGATTAGCACCGCGCCGCTGCCCGTAATGATTGCGTTGGGCATGCCGACCGGCTCCTTGCCGATGTCTTTGCGCGCTTCGTCGATACTCATCACACCGCTCTTGACGTACCCGGTGTTGATTGTCATTAAGTCCATCGGTGTGGTTGGCTCTTGCTCGCTCCACACGAAATGCAAGTCATACCAGCCTTTATATTTCCACAACACCGTGTTCATGTTGTCGCGGATCCACATCATCAGCGGGTGCAAACCCTCCTCGAGCGCCGCCTCCTTCGCCGATTCCGCAGTCGCACGGTTCTGGTCACGTATGAACGGTGCCGCCGGCAGGGAGAAGGCATAGCAACACACGCGCGCGAGCCACTCATCAAACACGTCTTTCAATATTTCGTCTTTGGTTGGGTAATACTTGGTACCATCGGGAATGAACCTGAGCTTACGCCGCGCTGCCGTGTTGCCCACATAGTCCGTATCCCACATTTCCTGGTAAGCTTTAATCTGTGCCGGGTTCCATTCCTTCGGCACCGATATCAGCGCTTCGGGTATGTTGCCTTCAGTAAAGTATTGCAGTTGGTTGAGTTGCCGGCGCAGTGCAATGTTCACCGTCATTACAATCTGTTCCACCGGACTGAACCCGTACAAGCGGTTGACGCGGCGGTTGCGCGGCATGTACAGCAGCTCGTCTGAGCTGTAGTCCACGGCAGGCACGCCTTTAATGATTTGCTGGTATGCTACGTCGGGCGGGAGCGGCACGCGCCCCGTCTCGTCAATTACCAGATGCAGCGTCGTGCCGTCGAACCAGTCAAGCGCGTACAGGTCGCCGCCTACTGTCATCACCGGTTGCAGGCACGCAGCGTCCGTCACTAGCAACTCCTCGAGCAGCACCCGCAACCACGTTTGCCAGTTGTTGCGGCGGTCGGGAAACTCGAGGAATTGCGCGAAGTCCTTACAACGTTGATCCGGCTTGGCTTCCGGATCGCGCGGAGTAATGGCCCATTCGAACTTGACCATTTGATCCTTGCGCGTTTCGATTAGCAACCGCACCAAGTCGTAGGAGTCGGCCAGCGCGCGCAGCTGGGAGAACGATATGGGCTCGTACTGCCGTGGCGTAAAGCCGAGGTTGGTGCCCCACGGGTAATCGAACTGCCGTCCGTACGCCGTGTCTTGCGCCATCGGCTGCAACGGCTGGCCGGGACCCATGAACACTGTTTGGTTGGTGGGTCCCACGCCGGAGACAGTCGTGCGCACGTCGCCGGTTACTGCGCGGGCGATTGTTTCCTGGCCTAGCGTCTGCTTGACACCGATGGCCTTAGTCAACGCGAAAGGGTTCACTCATCCTCGCAATCGAAAATTTTCTCGAGCACGTCTTTCTTTTCTTCTTGGTCGAATGCGGACGCTACACGGTAGCCAGCAATGGCAGCAAACACGATGCCGCACAGCATCCACGACAGTAGGAAGAAGGGCATCGTCAGCACTGTCTCGAGCACGAGCAGCGCCCTTAAGGAGCCGCGGCGGAACGCACTCCACGTCATGGCTTGCTGCTCTTGGTCAACCCAACAGGTACTTGTTCGCCGGCCTTAGCGAACTTGGGATCCACGAGCGCTGCCTTCTCCGCAGTGGCAGGTTGTGGTGCTTGGTAGTTTGCACCGCGAAGCAACATGGCCGGCTCTGCAAAGATGCCGGACCGCGCTTCGTTTGCTGTCTTCATAGCTCGCCGCTCCTTTGCTTGGCATACGCTATTGCTACTGCTTGATCGCGCGGTCTGCCGGCTGCGATCTCCCGTGCCACGAATTCTTCGAATGGTGTGCGACTGTCCACGCCTTGCGCCTTGTTGGCAAGACCTTGCGCCCCACGGCGGTCGTAGTGCGTTACACCTGCCTGCGGTGTCATCAGCCCGGTGCTGGTTGTGACGTCCTTGCTGACAAGCATTTTCTCGTGCGAAAGCGCAGCTTCCGCCGCATCAGCCTCCTTTGAAGCCGCGTTCAGCTTGGCCTTCGATTCCAAAAACTCCTTGTCTCCCACTGCACGCGCACGGTATTGCATAGTTACTGCTCGGTGCGCCTCACTTACTTCCCGAAAGTGTTTCATCGCCGCTTCGTATTTTTCTTTTGCACCGCCCCCGCCTCCACCGCCATATTGATTGCCGTGAAACTCGTGACCCGGTGTGTCCCCTTTGCTGAGGAACGGTTGCGGCTGCACGAACGACACGGCGCGCCCGCTGCCGTACAGGCGCTGCACCACGCTACCTTTAGCAATCCACGCCTTGAACTCCGGCAGTGTCATCGTCAAGAACGGGCCCAGCTTCCACCCGTCCGGGTAGTTCGCCATGTACGCGTTGCGCGCCTCGTCCTCGCTGTCGTACCCCAGCATTACCTTGTGCTCGTCGAACTCGCCGCTCTGCTGGTCGACCTGCTCGATGACGTACACGTCGCCGGAAAAGTCGGCGGGTGTGGACGGCTTGAGGAATACGTCGAGGTGGTCCTTGTCCTGACCCATCACGCCCTTGAAGTACCCGTAATGCGCATTCTTGATCTCCGACTCCCACGGCGGATCGACGTTGGCGTGACTGTAACGGATGCTGCCCTGCGGGTTCTCGATGGCGATGTGCAGTCCGCTGATGCGCACGTGGCCCTTCTTGTAATTGCCCGCGTCCTTCTGCCCGTCCGTTGGATGGTCGCGCAGGTTGAGTGGGCTCGTTGCCGCAGCGTGCGCCGCTGCATCCGTTGCCGAGCCTACTGCGATCGGCGTGCCCATCGCGCGGAGTGCAGCAACATCCGCCGCTTTGCCGAACAGCGGCTCCTGCAATGTCTTGCTCAGCTTGTCGAAGCTCATAGCGTTACTCCCTTCTCGGTCCCGGTCCATGCGTCGTCTTTAATTGCTCCCCGCGCCACCGCGTTCTTGTACACGGGCAGGGTACGGAAGTGATCGAGGTCTACCTGTAGTAACTCCATAAACTGTTTGCTCTTGTACGGCGGCAGGTCCCACGACTGCTTTGTCCAGTCGGCGTTCTCGATGTCTTCATCCCAATTATTGCTGCGCATTTTGATGAGGTGGCTCTTCTTCATCTTGGGTGCGAATGCCGCACGGCCAACGTCGTCGACGCTTTGCTTGCCCAACGGGAAATGACTGCCCGACGCTTGCACCGTTTTGATCGGGTGCCCGAGTATTACCAACTCACGCTCGCTCAAGCAGCCGCGTCCAGTCAGTGTGCTGCCGAGTACATGGGTGATCGGGAAAGTTGCCATGTGGATCGTGCTGCCGAAGGCGCGCGCCGTGTTGTAGTTTGAACTGAACGAGGACAGCGGCTGGCCTTGGAACGAGGCCACCTTCGGCTTGCCCCCGCCACCATCCTGCACGCCGCGGAACACGCTGACCTCGGTGATGCCCTTCTCCTTGAAGTACGCTTGCGTGACTTCGTACTCCGCGCGCGTATAGGCGCGCATTGCTTCCTTAAAGGTAGCTATCGAATCTTTGTTGTGCATGTCATTGTAAGATCCGGTAACGTGCACAAAGGCGTCGCGCCAAATCTTTTCTTCGTCGGCCACGCTGTGAATTCCCATGTGCGATAGCTTGGCATCCTTCATCTCAAATTCGTCCCGCGCCGCTAGCTGCATCGCCCGTGCTAGGTTGTCGTGGTCCCCGCTTTGGCTTGCCCAGTTACTGATGATCCGCGCAGCAAGTCCTTCGCTCTTGTCTTTGGTGTAGGTGCTAGTGCCGCCAACCGCTGCCATCTTCTGCCACGCCTCGTTACCCGCAAGCGTTTGCGCCAGTCGTGTTGCGTTGTTTGCCTTAAGCTGCCCTGAAGTATGGGCATTTCCTTCTTTCTCGATCAGATCTTGAAGCTTGCTGTTGTTCTGGGAGAACTTGCCCGGCCCTTCCCCTTCCTTGTTGAAGCTACCGGCGTTCAACTCGTTGGTGCCAATGGGAACGGGCACCGTCTTGGGTCCCGGCATCCACGGGTTGCCGCGCGCGGTAGCAGTCTGAATGCGCACGGTGCTGGCGTTGAGTCCGTGTGCTGCGCCTACCGCCAGCATGTGCTTCATGTCTGCTTCCGGGTGCGCCTTCGCCGTTTCCCGGATAGCAGCGGTCTTGGGCATCGTTGCCAAGTGCTGCGCCATTGTTGCGTGCATCTGTGCGTACAGATCCGGGTTGACACCTTTCGGGATTGTTCCCGGTGGCGTAGGCGGTGTGATGGCAACGGGCTTGCCTGCTCCCGTTATGTCTTGCGGCGGCGCAGTGACAACGGGTTTTGCTTCTTCCGGCGCCTTGGGCGTGACGTCCTTGCCTGCCTTCTCGTTGCTCGTGTCTTGCCGCCATTGTTGGTAAGCAGTCTTAGGACTAACCCCTTCGCGCAGCCGGTCGTACAAGTTGCGGTCGGCCTGGAAAACTTTTTGCGGGGCGATCGGCTCCGGCTTGCTCCCGGTCTGCGACGCTTTCCACTCCGCTTGCGCCTGCGCGCGTGCCTCCTTAAACGCTAGGAGGTGCTGGTCCGCTACCTTGCCGCCGCTAATAGCAGCAGTCTCCGCGTGCCCGCGCAGTGTCTCGAGTGCTGAGTTCAACTTCTCTTGGTAGACTTTGTCCGCGTGCTCTTTCGGTACGGGCTTGCTCTCCTCACTGCTACCGCCGCCTTCGCTCGAGCAAAACTGTCCACCCTCAGGTGTGCCTGCCGGCATGTGGCACTGATTGCCCTTGTCCTTGAGCAGCAGGTCCGTCTCGTACAACAGCAGAGTACCTACACCTATCATGCGGCTTGCCTCCCATCTCCTTCCCACCCGTCCGACACGAGCAAACAATCCTCCGCCTTGCGCGCCAGCTGAATGAGGTTGGACAAGATACTAGCAGCGCTGGCGTTGGGAGCGGTAGCGCGAGCAGCTTCCGCAGCGAGCACGTTGGTCTGGTACACGTAGCCGTTCTTCGCCAGCTGTGCTAGCGCGCCGCCTTGCGTTGCTGCCCATAGTGTGAAATCGTGCCACCCCGGCCCGCTCGCCACATCGCCGAGATAGCCGTGTACATCATAGGCGTAGTAACTCATCGCGTCATCCACCAAACCGACCAGCTAAAGCGCAGCCGCTTCCACGTGCACTGACAGTCGATCGCGCGGCAACCCAGCCTCTTTGCAGTCCGCCTCCACCACCACCGCCACAATCGGTGCTTCATGTAACTTACGGAGTCGCCAACGCGAAGTGCGCCGTCAACGCTGCGAGTACGTCGTTAAGATCGGTGGTGCAGTGCGCGAGCGTTGTCGGCGGGTCCGTTGTAATGGTCGCCGCTGCGAGCGCTGCATCGTTCGTAAAGTGGACGCCCGCTTGCGAACCGTGGGCGAACGCAGTCTTGAGACCGTTGACCAACGTGATGCACGACGCGAGGTCGGTAGCTGCGGCGATCGCGAGTAGCGTCGTGCGGCGCGCCGAGTCCGCAGCCTTGTGGAAGCCGTCAGTGGTCGAGTTGCCGACTCCCAGCATGTGCGCAGCTAGGATCGTCCGCAACTCCTCGGCTCGAGCATTTGCTGCGGCTTGCTCCACGGCGATCTCCTCCTCTTCCACAGCGACAGCAGGAGGCAAAGCAGTCAGCGCTGCCACGCCGAGATCCGCCTTCAGGTGCGCGTACGTACCGGCGAGCGCGAGGGTGTAACGGCTGTGCAGCAGTGCCGCAGCCGCTTCTTCCAATACAATAGTCCACCCATTGGCGGCTGCAATCAGTGCGTCATCCAGCGGCACGTTGGAAACAGACACACCGTCCGCAGCTTGATAGACACGACCGAACATTTCGATACGTCCACCGCCACCCGGCGGCTTAATGGTGCGAGTTGCCACTTTTTAGTCTCCTCTCGAGAAAAGAAATGTTGCTGACACGCCAGCCTTTCATTGCGCAGAACTGGCGGATACGCTTTTCACTCCACGGCAGCATGTAACGGATGATCGGTGCACACACCTTGCCTGGCTCGATGCCAGCAACGAAGTGCGGTGCAGTGATGCGCAGCATTTACGACCACTCCCCTTTTACAAGGTAGCCGTGGTAACCGCCGATCCGCCGCTGCGAAAAGTCGATCGACGGTGACACAGTAATCGTTCCATCCGGGTGCTCGTCCACGATGTGGATTGCCGGGTTGAGCGAGCCCTGCGTCGCATCCGGCGCACACACCTGCCACCACAACATACTGGGGTGGCGCTCCGCAAACTGCTTCGCGGTAGCGCGCCCGTAGTCGCCCGGCTCGAGCGGCGGCAAGAAACCCAGCATGTCGGGGTACACGCGGCGGCCCTTCATCTTCACAGTACGTGGAACACCCGCAGCAACAGCAGCACGACCAGCACAGTGACGATTACCGCAGCCGGGGACCACCCCCACTCTGACGAATGCGGGTACACGGGCAGCGCGCCGATGAGCACGATGACTAGGATAACGAACAAGACTGTGGTCAGTGAAATCATTTTGCTGCTCCTTTGAACTACGTACCGACGCGACTGCCGTCACGCCACACGAACTCGCCTACCTCTCCCACCGGCCGATGCATGCGGCAGCGGACGCAGTACGTCGCGCCATAGAAGTGCGGCTCGCGCGCGTAGGTTTCCGCCAGCTCGGGACTCATCTTCGTTTCCGAACCGCAGCCGTTGCCGATGTTGTCGAGATCCTCCTGCGTCCAGTAACGACCAAGGCGCGGGTGCATTTCCACCGGGTACTCCTCGTACTTGACGTACTTATAGCTGTGGTAACACCCTTGCTCCTCCGGGGTGAGATCCCGCAGCGGATACTCTGGTCCCGGCCTGCCCACGTGCACGTAGACGGCGCGGTAGGGGCGCACGAACCCTTTGGCGCGCTCTGCTTCCGAGAGCACAAGGTAGACTTCGTTCTGCGGCACGGGTTCCTGGTCAGGGCCTTTGCGTACGAGGCGCGGATCGTTTGGGTCTGTCGTCAAGCTCATGTTCAATGCCCCTGTTTCATGCGTGCTGCTTCGTTGTTGGCTGCGCGTACCACAGGCTCGAGCGTCGACGCGCTGGCCGCTTCCACGTAAAGCAGCGCCGTGCCTTCCGACAATCCCGGTCCTTGCTCGTACGTGTAGCCCGCAGTCGCTAGATGCTCCTTGAAGATGTCGAGCTTCCAGCTGTCGACGGCAATGCAAGCTCTCATTTCTTCCCCTTTAGCAGCGACTTCAATTCCTTTGCCGTCACCGGAGTCATGTTGTGGATCCGGAAGCTGCCCACGCCTTCGCGGTAATACATCTTCCCGCTGCGCGTGTCGACCACGACGGTGTGCAGCGACGCCTTGTTCTCCTTTGCCCACGCTTCCTTGCGTGCCTTACTCTCCGGGTGCATCGTGATTTTGTTGTTGCCGTTATCCATCACGGCTTTGACTTCCACGCCCACCCGCTTACCTACTGTCACGTCAACGGGGTTGTTGTTGTCGGTGCGGGTTCCGCTGACAATCGCTGCCACGCTCCGCTCCGCTGCGTCCGCCTTGCGCTGCTTCTCCTGTGTGGACGGCTTGTGCGTTGCCAGCGCGCGTTCAACTTTCAGCCGCCGCTGCTCGTTAGTGTCCTTGCTCGAGCCGCTGCCATCCTTGTATTGATTCCCGTGAAACTCGTGTCCGGGCACGTCACCCTTGCTGAGGAAGGGATCCGCCCCTATGACCAGCAAGGCGACGATGCGGCTGCCTAGTCCGCCTTCGTTGGGACGGCGGACAGATTGGACGGGCGCCTGCGTGTCCGCGCACTCGGGGCCGCGTCCAAGCCCGCCTTCAGCGGTTTGCCTATGCGTTCCGTACGTTTTGTACATCGCCCCTCAACCCCCCTTCCTGTCCCGGCTGCACGAGTTCGCCGAACACTGAACCGCCATCCGGCCTGTTGATCCGCACGTACTTAGCGCGGGGATCGTCCTGAAACACCGGCTCCATGTCTTCATCCAGAAACACGGCCAAGCTTCCGTCCTCCAGCGTTTGCACGAGTTGCTTGTCAGCCATACTTTGCTTTCCGCTGCCATGCCCGGTCGATCAGGCTGTTGAGCTTCTGGTACGTCGGCGTTACATAGCCCGCGTTATGCATCTCTGCCAGCGACTCATTGACGGCGCTACGGGCGATGAAACTGTCAACTGCTGCGCCGCCAGTAGTCATTGCAGAATTTGCCTTAGTCCAATACGCCTTGGAATAGTTCGTTGTACCGTCCTCTGCCTTGAGCTTGTCGAAGTTGGCAATGACGAAATTCTTTACGCGGGTCGGTTGCATCCAGCCTTTGTCAGCGTTTGCGAAGCGTGCATGCAGTGCTTCATGCCGCACCAGTCCAGCTAAGTCGCGCGGTGTGCCAAGGTTGGCATCTAAGTAGACCGAGATGCGCTTGGTGCTAGGGCTAAACTGTCCTGCTGCTTTGCACGACTTCTCGCCTACCTTGAACTCGTACGCACCGGTGGAAACAGTAACGCGTTGGCTTGCCATGCCCAGTGCCGCAAGTTGCGACTTCACGACGTCCTTGACGATGCGCGCACGCTCCGCTTTGTTATCAGTCGGGATAAGCGCGTACCCGCTATTGGGATACTTGGAGAAGTCGATGCGCCGCGACGCTTGCCCGTGCAGCGTGTCATACGGCGCCGGCTTCGGTTCGGCCGGCGTTGCGGGCGTTGTGGGCGGCGTCGGTGGAGGGGGCGGCGCGATCGGCCTTGTGTCCTCAGGCGGCTTGGGCGTGAGCGGCTTATCTTCAGGCGGCTTCGGTTTCGCGTCACCCGGCTTCCACGGATTGCCTCGAGCCGTGGCCACTTGAATGCGGACAGTGCTAGGGTTCAGCCCATGTGCTTTGCCTGCTGCCACCAAGTGGCGCGCGTCAATGTCCGGGTGCGCGAGTGCAGTAGCGCGGATGGCTGCGGTCACGTTCTTGCCAGAGCCGAGGTGCTGCCCCAGCGTGAGCGTAGCTAGCGTCACGTGGTCCGCGATGAGCGGCGCCGCGGGACCTGGCTCGGGCTCGTGTGCGCTGCTGCCACCGCCACCACCGCCGTCCGAGAAGCGCCCGCGGTCGTCGCGCGGGTGCTTGGATTCGTCCCACTCCTTCCGCACTTGCTCTGCTAGCTTGGCGAACTCGAGCGGCGACAGGGCGAGCGACTCCGCAACAACAGCAACCACTTGTTGCTTGGCTGCTGCCGCTGCGGCGAGACGCACCTGCTGCAAGTCAATGTGCGGTGACAAGGATGGCGCCGCCAGAAACTTGCTCAGCCGCTCGAGGTTGCTCACGCTTGGATTCCTTTTACGGGTTGGAAGGATCGGGCGTGACCGGGCTGACTTGAATGTCACCGAAGCCCACTGCGTCGCCGGGCACGACGTTGAGCACAGCAACCGCGACGATCTCCCGCACACCATCGCCGAGGTCGGCATCTGCGCTTACCCGCACCTGTGTGGCGCTCGGGGTGTCGTCGAGGTGCACGACGCACGACAGGCCGTCGTCCGCTTGGGAAACGATCTGCGCATTGCTCTCGTCGTCCAATTCCCAGACCGGGATGCCGTCTAGCTTGGCAGTGTGCCCCTTGGCGTCAACGGGCGCGGCTACGCTGAGAGTGACGGTGCCGGGTAGATCGGTGTCTTTGAAGTCCATGGATAGTTCTCCAGTTGCAGTGCAAGTAAAGCCCTTGAAACGGGCGGTAATGCGCAGCTTCTCGTCGTCACCATCTGGACAACACAGAAGCGCACGCAGGATCTCGCGCAATGCGCGCGTGAAAGAAGGATCGTGATGCCGGTGCCTCATTGTCTTGTCTCCGGGTGCAGCTTGGGCGATTGCTCGAGGATGATGCAGCGGTCCACGACTTGGAGGATCTGTTGCCGGTCTGCTTCGTTTAACGGGTTGCCCTTGAAACCTTGCGCCCGCTTGTTCAAGGCGACGCGGTAGTTCAGCAGCAAGCGCAGCCGCGGCAGCCGGCACGAGTAGGAGTACGTTCCCAGCCCGCGCACGAACGCGATTTCGTGGTCGACGTTATAGCCAACAGTGACAACAGGCGCCTCCATCGTTGTCATCGCAGCAGCCACCACACGTAGACGCCAAACACTGCCACCGCGACAACGAACTGCATCGGTGTCATCGGCTCTACAAGCGCACACTGCATGCGCCACCACAACGGCGGACGCCGCTCCGGACGGATCCGCACTCCTGTACCGTTGCATCCAGCGCAACCCGGCAGGCCCTCGCCGTCACAGCCTTGGCAGGCTACCTGCTTGGCAATACGCGCCCGCTCCTGCCGCAGCCTATAACCCGCGGAGCCACGCGGAAATTGTTTCAGGTACTGCTGCGTCACGTCGTCCATCGCTACACTCCCACGTAGTCCAGAACAACAACAGCACAACGATCTGCACTGCCAACGCTGCGGTGACGAGCAACGTTTTCAGCGCTCCGATCACTATGCGGCCTTTGCCACTCGCTTGCGCATCTTGCGGTAAATCATGCTGCCTCCTTCTCTTGTTTAGCACGCGCCTCGGCTGCTTGCTGTTGCAGGTATTGCAACATGCCCAGCGTACTGCTGCGCGTGCGGAACCAATTAACGGCTTGCGTCATCTCGTCCACTTCATCGTCGTGATGGCCGCCCGGGAATGCGCTCGCCTCTGACAAGAACGTTTCAATATCGTTATCTACTTCCGGGTCAGGCAAGTAGAGGTTACCCGCCTCCTGCTCCGGTTGCATGGCATAAGCACGCGCGACCTTTCCGCCCAGCGGTTCGACGGCCAGCACTCCCGACAACTGCTCCTTGAGCGTTTCAATCACAGCGCTGCCGTTCGCCTTGTCCTCGATCAGGATAGCTGAGCAAGCGGGAAACAACGCGTGCACCGAACGGATTGCCAACACGGTTGCGGCGAAGCCCATCCGCTCCCGCAACCGCTTGCACAGATACTTGTTGGCGCCGGTGCGTCCCCACACGCCAATTGCCACGTAGTCATTGGACTGCAAATCCTTGAACGTGCAGTCCACACTGAGGATGACCTCTTCGAACTCGGGCAGCACCTTCCAATACTTCCAATGCTTGCGGTTGAAAATGATGCCGCCCTTCGGACCGGGACGCTGCTGGTACAGTGCTGCCCACGTATAGGAGCCGCTCGCCCGCTCCATCGTCTTTAGCCGCTCGATGGGATAACGCGCCGGACACAACGCGTCGCCGGCCTTGCGGTACTTCTCGTCTTCTTCGGCTACAGCAGGGAAGCGCACCACTTTCCACTGCTCGCCGCCGGTCTTCATTTCCTCCAGCAAACGGCCTGCTAGGTCGTCCGTCACCCACCGCGTCATAATGACAACGATGCCGGCCATTGGCGCTTGCCGGTTGTAGAACACTTGCTGGTACCACTCCCACAATCCTGTCATTACTGCGTCGCTGTTGGCGTCCTGCGCGTTGGCGACCGGGTCGTCAATGATGCCGATCTCGAAGCCCTGCCCTGTGATGCCGCCACCCACACCAGCGCTGCGGTAGCTGCCGAGGTGGTCGACGATCTCGAAGATGTCGCTGTTGCGCAGTGGCTGACCAGCAAGCGTGGCGACGTTCTGCACGTTGAGCCGGGTGTTGGGAAATAGCTGCGTGTACAGCGGCGTGTCCATGATGCGCTGCACGTCGCGGTTCATGCGCTGAGCCAGGCTGGCTGCGTACGAGCAGGCCATGATGTGCGCGTTGGGACGTTGGCCGAACACCCACGAGGGGAAACGCCGTGACGTGCCTTCCGACTTGCCGTGGCGGGGCGGAGCAAACAACATGAGGCGCGGCTGCTTGCCCGCGTACACGTCTTCGTAGAACTGCTGCAACTCGGCGGCGATGACATCGTTAAACCAATTCCATGCCATATCCGGCTTGGTCAACTTCCAGTACGCGCCGAAGGACTGCCGCGCCGGCTCCAACACTTCGATGTCATAGCGCAGCAGGTCCCGCAGTGCAGCGGCACCTACCGGGTCGACGAGTTGGAGCGCGGGTGTCACTTGGCCTTAGCCCTTGAACTTGCCGCCGCTCGCTGCCCCACTCCGGCTGTTAGCTTCCCGCTCGTGGTGCTCTGCCGACTGGCGATGTGTGTCTGCTGCCATACGGTGGTGGTACTGCTCTAGTGAGTTGTTGGCGCCGCGGTGTGCTTCGGATGCGGTTTCATGCGCTGCCTGTGCTGTGCGGTGCTCCTTCGCAGCAGCAGCGTGGGTTTCCTTGCTTGGGCTGTTGCGCGCCAAACTGGATGCGCTCGCCGCGACTCGCTCCGCTGCTTCTGCTTGCTTGCTGCGTTCCTGCGGCGAACCCCCACCTTCTCCGCCTTTGTACTGGTTGCCGTGAAACTCGTGCCCTGGCTTGTCGCCCTTGTACAGCATCGCGCCTACGCCCAACCCTGCTTGCAGCTTCTCCAGTAGCTTGCTCATGCGTCGTCACTCCCTTCCTCGTCGTCGTCGTTAAGCTCGTCTGCGTCGTCGGAATCTGCTTCCCGCGTTGCAACGCCCGCTATCAACTGCTTGCCTGCGGCTACTGTACTGGGCATTTGCTGCATCTGTGCCATCTTCTCCACAATGCCGAGCAACGAAACCTTTTCCTCCACTGTAAGCCCTGCCAGCATGTTGGCTTCGAACACGATGGGCCGATTCGGGTCGCCGCCTTCAATGGCGATGGGCATCTTGCGGTGCAAGTAGGGTGCGGCGGCGCGCGCGGCAGTGATGCGGTTCTTTTTGCTCTCTGCGCCGTCGCGCATGACGCTGAGCAAGAACTCGAGCGGGGACAGCCCTTCGGCAGCCAGGAAACGACGCTTCTCCTCGAGCGCTTGCTGACGCTTCGTGAGCAGTACGTCGAGCGTCGCTTTGTTGAACTTGGGATTGCCCGAGCGCCCTTTCTTCCATATGTGTTCAGGCGGCGCTATCCAACGCTTCTTCTTCTTGGGCGCGTTGTCCTCATCCTTCGCAGCGCCGCGCCTCGTGCCGACGTTGCCGGCATCTAGCGCCTTCGGAATCTTGGGCGGGATTTTCTTCCCCGCAGCTATGCGCGGGTCAGCTGTAAGTCGGGGGCGGGTAGTTGACATACAAAATAGCTACTTGATACACGTGATAGGGTGAGCATTCCTACTATGGGGCGGGGCTGCTGGGCTGCGCGCCTCTTCTAAACACTACACGCGCAGCCCTTATCGGGGGAACAGTGGTCAAGTAAGCTTAGAGCATAGCGTGCCTCCACGTATCAAGTAACGAGCGCTAAACACGTCATGTCTACGGGGACAGCAATGCACCCCGAGCGTGGCTTTTATACAGGGGGCGCAATGTGTCAACAAGCACTTGCGCCGGGTGCCGGATCTACCCCGCGGCTTGCTGCAACTTACACCTGCGGCGGCAGTAGTGGCTTATCACTCTCTACATCGCGAGGAATCAGCGGGCTCTCGTGGACTAACAATCACCCGGAATTTTAGCTCCCAGGTTCGCTGTCGCGTGGGCAACCCTAGCTCGTCTTTTTGCTTGCCATTTCAGCACTGCCAGCTGACCTTTCTCCAACGCGTCCGCAATCGTGCGCAACTCCTGCACTAAGCGCGCAGCTTCATCGCGTGGCGGTTTCCACATTAGTTCAACGTCACCTTGCCGCATTTTTTGGCACCCACAGTTTCATGGTACCAAAATGTAGTCATGCATCCGTGCGCTCGCGAAGAAGCTTTGCCACAGCTTCCCATTGCTCACACGTAACTGTCCCGTCAACTTGGATGGCGTTCAGCACTCCCTTTTCATCGGTGTGGAATGCATACCAGCCAACGCCAGCTAGGATGTTGTCCAGGCTCCTCTCCAACACGCTGGCGTGCAACTTCTCATTCATCATAGCTTGTATCCCTTCTTTACGCATTCCGGGCACATTGCCTTACCCCGTGCTGTGCGCAGCTTCCACCCGGCTTTGCGTGCTTGGTAATAGCAATTTCCTTCCGTCGGGCCCGTAAACTCTTGCTGCCACCAATACGATTTGCGCCGCAGGCAGTGTGGATCACCGTCGCAACACAGGTGCACCGTGTAGCCGCCAATTATCATGGTTGCGGATCCGCTATTGTCTCAGCGTACGGCAGCGCGTCGGGATAAGTTACGTTCCACATGATACGGCAGAAGTCGGCTGCCTGTGTCTCCGACGGGAAATATGCCAGCACTTCCAGCATGGAGCCGCGCAACGTGTACAAGACAATGCGCTTGCGGTGCGGTAACGGACCCACGTAGATGCTGGCACCACTGCTAAATTTGCAGCAGACGCTCATTTATTCTGGCTCCCGTTTGCGGCGGGCGGCTGCTCCTGCGCTCTCCTGCTCTGCTATTGCGCGTTTAACTATGCTGATATTCCAATACAACGCTTCGATGGTTGCGGCAGCTTTCGTGACTACAAACACAGCTAGCGGAGCGTTCTTGAGCAAATCATTCTTGGCGAGGCCGCGCAAAAGTTCTGCGTCGTGCAGCGCATCCCGCGCATCTGCTGCGGCACGCTCGCCGTACTTTGGGCTGGCGCAGACGTGGCACTCCTTGAGCGTCAATCCATGCTCGCACTTCTTTGGCATATTTTCTCCTCGCGGCGGCGCGGGCGGCTCTGCTGGGTCCAGCCGTGCAATCAGCGCATCCACGGGCGCGGGCGGCTCTAGCGCGGCCCTCTCGGCGCGAAGCTCGTCAATGGCTCGCATGAGACATCGCACATACCAATCCGGCTTGTAGTACGGGCACCATAAGCCCTCGTCGGGCTGGCACTCGCACGCCTTACCGTGGACGATGCAACAAGTCATGGCGTGCCTCGCGCGGCGGCGTTCATCTGATTCCCTCCTCTCGAGTTTGGCGCTGCACCTTGCAGCGGGTGCAGCGCGTCGTCCAATAAGTGTTCTCTTCCCCGCAACCGCAAGTCCACAGCCACGCTTCGCCAACCAGCTTCAAGAATTGCTGCGGACTCATTCCTTCCTTCGTAGCTCGCCGCACAAGAGCGACAATCGCGATTTCCAGTTTCGCGGCTGACATAAACCTTTAGTTTGGCCGCAGCGCGAGTGTCGGCACAACGACACGTGGCGCGTCCTCTTCCTCCTCCAGCTTCGTCCAGCCTTTGATGGCAATGGACACGCGCTCCGGAGCAATTTCGCGCTGCTGCCCCACGACTCGTTGCAGGTACTGTGCCACCTGCCCAATGTGCGGGAACGTACAGATCGGCGCATCCCGCTCGAGGCCAATCTCAGCTTCGAAGTCCAGCACCTTCTCCGGATTGCTTTCACCGGGCACGTTGAGATCCAGTGCGGCGCGGTAATGGATCCAGTAACGGTGGATCTTCTTTGGTGCTTCGGCGTTCATTCCTACTTTCATTGTGCCTCCAGTGGTTAACGTATCCCTTGCTGCAACAGTGCACCCAACGACGCAAAGCCTGGCGCTCGCCGCGCACCCCGCACCAAGTAACTCGTCGGCGGAAGCGGCGGCGGCTCGTAAATTGGAACTAGGTCACGGGCACGCGCTCCGAACAGCGAACGGAACGCGCCTAGTGCGGTGTGAGCACGAGTAAATCCGATGGGGTTTTGTGCTTTGGGCCGGCCATTGCTGGACACGAGCATCCAGTACCACAGGCCGTCCTCCGCCTTCTTCCAGACGTAGAGCATCTCCCGTCGTGTTCGTGTCTCCATAATTTTTAATAGAGGGCGGCTGTCGCGCTGCACTTGCGCGTCTCTTCCACCTTTACTTTGACGAGCGTGGCGCCGGTGCCCCACAGCACCTTCGGCCCCACCTCTACCAGCAAGTGCCGCCCAATATTTTCCGCCGTGGGGTTGAACGGTACCCACACAATGGAGTCAACGAACTCGCTGCCGTCTACCAAGTAGCGCAAGGGCCGGTCCTGATTCCACGCCAAGAACTTATGGTCCCAATTCTCCTCCAACCAAATACCCAACCGCTTGATGACACTAAAATCGATAACGCGCCCTACACTATCGAGCTTTTCCGCGCGGCACTTGAAGTGGATGCGATAGTTATGCCCGTGCAGCAGCGCACACTTCCCCTCGTGCCCTACGACACGGTGACCGCAACTGAAGTCGTGATACCGTGTTGCTGTGTCCTTTATTTTGTCCACGCTTATCCCTCCATTAGCTCACTGCCCTGCGCCGTTTTGCGCACAGTAACTATACGAGCGAACCCGCCGTAATCCAAACTGCGGTGGTCCGCCAACCAAATAGTGCGCTGCCGCTCCCGTGCGCGCTGCTCGAGCGCGGCCAGCAAATCCACGATGCCCTGCTCCGAGAGGTGCGCCGTCGGTTCGTCGAAGATTTCCACGTTGCACGCATTGCCGGCAAAGTCCTGTATCAAGTCCGACAAGCCCAACGCGATAGCTAACCGCAGGCGCTGCGACTCGCCGCCGCTCCATGCTGCGAACGGCACGGGCTCGCTGTTGTACGGGCTGCGGACGGCGATGGAGAACCCGCGTTTCAGCTTGCCGGACTTTGTCTCCGCTTCAACTGCGTACTCTACTGCCCACTCCTCGAGCCCGAGCGCGCGCAATGCGTTGTTGGTAGTGATTTCAAACTGGGCAAGCGACTTCTGGATTAGCGACAAGCGTATTTCCCGGAACGCTGTCACCCAATACCGGTTGCTGGCTGCTTCCGCTTGCGTGGTTTGCAGTTGCGCGTACAGGCGCGCATGCTCTTGCTCCAGCTTGCTCAACTCTTGCTGCTTGCCTGCCGTATCGTAGGGGCAGTCCTGCGTTGCCGCGATACGCATCGCCGCAGACACTTCCCGCACGTCGCGCTCTACAGATAGAACCGCATTCTCGGCTGCATTGATCGCTTGCATCCGAGCCTGGTCGGCGGCGCCGAATGCTTTCAGCTCTGCCGCCACTTCTTGCTGGAACGCGGTGCGCCTAGCCACGAGCTTTTCCAGTCGGGCGCGCACCGCTGCCAAATCCCGCTCCACTGCGTCGTGCTGCTCCCGCGCCTCTTTCTCCACAACAGCCGCTTTGACGGGTTGGTAGCACGTAGGGCACCGCGTCATGCCGCGCAAGTTGCGCAACACTTGCTGAAGCTTCTCCAGCGTGCCCGACAACTCGAGCGCGCGCAGCCCGGGTGCAGTCTCCAGCAGCAACAATTCGTCTAGCTTGCTTTGCTTGGCGCCGAGTTTGGCCTTAGGCTGCGCTTCCACCACGCGCAGCTTGCGCTGGTGCTTAGTGAGCGCTGCCTTTAATTCCACGAGTTGCCGCTTGTTCACCTTAGCGCTCGCCAACCGCTTGCGGTACCACGTATGTTCTTTCTCTGCTAGCTCGTCCACGACTTTGCGCACTTCCAGCAGGCGACCTTTAGCGTTAGCAGCGCGTACTTCGATCTGCTGCATTTCCTTTTCTGCTGCCAACGCTTGCTCCGCCGCCATATCAGAGAGCAAGTCCCACAAGTCGAGGCGGAGAACGTCGGTGTAGACGGCGAGTTGCTGCGCGGCAGGCAGATCAGCAAAGTATTGGCCGAACTGTGCGTGAAACACTGCGCAGAGGAACGTGTCCGCGGTGTAACCCAGCGTCTGCTCCACGTCGTTCTGGCTTACCGGCGAGCCGCCTAGCGTCAACGTGTTGGGATTCCACGTGCGCTCCAAAACGCTTGGTCGTGTGCCCCACTGAAACTCCACTGCGACACGCGGGCTTTCGTCGTGGTCCCACGATGCGATATCCCCCGCACGCAAGCTGCGCGACGTGGATCCGAACAGGCACCAGTACAACGCTTCAAAGAGAGTGCTCTTGCCTGCGCCGTTAGCGCCTAGCGCAGGCTCCACGTCGTTGCGCCCCACCAACGACACGAGTCCGCCCGCGCCTTCTAGGTCAATCACCGTTTCCTGCTTGAAGGACCTGAATCCGGCGATTGTAAGGGTCCTGAACTGTATTAGCACGGCGCGCCTCGCATCAGCCCCGTCCTTGCTGCGCCCGTAACGATTTTCGGGCGGCGTCCAACAACGCGTTGCCCGTTGCGGCGTAAGCAACGGGCGTTTTATTCTCGAGCATGTAGACCTTTAAGATTTGCTCCGGCTGCTGCACTGCGCCGGGTTCTTGCAGCACAGTCGCCGACTCCTCCCGCACCAACTCCACGGCTGCCACGTCTAGCTGCTTGATGCGGCATGTGGTGACAACGGCTTGCCGCAACTGCTGCCATCGACTCAAGTCTGCTTCCGCGACGTGCACGCGCACCTTAACTTGATCGCCGGCTTTGGCAGCTGATTTGCGGATCGCTGCCGCGTCCTTTACGTCCAGCATCCACCGCCGGATGTTTGTCAGCGGTATCGAGTGCTGCGCGCATTCCTTGTCCAAGTACAGCATGCGCGGAGAAAACTTGTCGCCGTAATGCACGTGGTAGGGGCTGCCCACATACGTCACAGTACCCATGCGCTGCGGTACGTGCACGTCACCACTAAGCACGGGGCAGTTCAAACGCTTGAACATGCTGAGCGTTACTTCCGAATCTAGCTCGCGCCCGGACTCACTCTCTGCACCACGCACCGTCGCGTGCATCAAGATGTAGTCGGCCTTCTTTTCCGCCTCCACCAAATACTTTGCCCACTCCACGCGCGGCGTGCGGCTGTGCGGTAGCGCCAACACCTGCGCGTCAGGAAGCTTCACCCACACGGGACTGCTAATGAACGCGATGCCTTCAATGCAGCTTAGGAACTTGAAGTAGGGCCACTCCGGGTCGATACCGTCGTGGTTACCGCGCAAAATAATGATGTCGGGGTGAAACGCTTGCACCACCTTCGCAACTTTCGTACCGCGCAGACGTGTCAGCTGATCAACAATACGGTTGACTAGACGCGCCGGGTGCCCGTCCTTCGCGTCCGTCAAATCGCCGAGGATGATGATTCGATCCACGCGCTGCCGCTGCACGAAATCGACAACCTGATCGAACACCTGCCAGCGGTACTCGTCGCGCGGCGCGGACGTTAGGTGAAGATCCGACAGCAGCAGCGTGTACTTCACAGCTTCGCCCGGTCCCGCACGGATAAAGGGTCAGGCATCACTCGCAACCTTTCATTTCCTGATAGGCGCGCAGCATCGCAACTGGGTCGCCGCTGATAGCCGCCTCGTCCGCACGCTTGGCGACCGCTGAAATCGCCATGTACCCGAAGGCTCCCGCAGGACCGATGTCGCGGTAGGCTTGCAGCAACTCGCGCAGCCGCTCCTGTTCTTTCGGAAATGCTTCGCCGAGTGATTCGCTCATTTGCCCTCTCCCTTGCGCTCTGCCATAGCAGCGTCAACAATAGCGGCGCGGATAATTTCAGCGCAGTTTTCGCAGCCGCTCATGTACGCGGTGTTGTCGTGTCGGTCCATTGATGATGCGGCTCGTTCGGCCTCTACGTCGCACAGTTTCGCGGCGGCTTCTTTCCCTTCGCGGTAGCCCCGAATTTGCCGCAAGCCACACTCTGCGCGCAGCGATTCATTCTCCCGCGTCATCCGCGCAACCTGCTCCTGTAGGGCTACTAGCGCAGCGGCTTGCGATTCGATGCGAACAGCGGCTTGTTCCGGCGCTTGATACCCCATGCTGTGTGCGATAAACCGTAAGGTCCGGCACAACTCTGCATCTTCCTGTTCGTCTAGGCTCATAGCGTTACTCCCTTCTCGGTCCCGGTCCAACTCCATAGTGATCATCCAACGCTTGGAGCGCTTTACGCAGCACCGCACGCAGATCCTGCTTGCCCCAGAACGTGACTGCCGCCGAGTCGTCGTCGTCGGGACCGTGCATGAACGGCCCCTTGTGCACCATATACCCGGTGCCGATTGTTGCCGGGATCGTTACCGGTAACTCGAGGTAGATGCGCAACCCGGTGAACCACTGCCCGTTGATCTGCTTGCTGATAACTTCAACGCGGTCCGTCATTTCCTCCGCGTACACGTTTACTCTCATTGTTGCCTCCGGTTATGCGCTACCACAAACGGCAGCGCGAGTTGATAAAAACGTTATAGGGCACGAGGTGTATTGCAACCGGCTTCGTCCAGACCACAGAGCCCTCGACTAAATCTGCTGACGCCCCATCCATTTTGCCCAAGCCCCGCTTATCCAAACCAATTAACGCTGGGTAACGGTTCTGGCGCAGGATAAGCATGGGCAACTTGCCATGCGCTTGCGCTTGCTGACAACAGACCTGCCAAAACGATATGATTTTGCCTGCGCCGCCAAACAGCAGTGACGCTGCCTGCAAGTCCGCGTAGAACTTACACTCGATGAAAAACATATCAGTGAGTATGTTGCCGTCCGGGTGCACGGCACAAATGTCTCCAGCTTGGTGCGCCGTCTTCTTGCCCTTCTTCAGCCGCACCGTTGCGCGTCCGCCACTCATTGCGGAGCGCCAGAACAGATCGTCACTGCGCTGGCGCGAAACCCACAGCGACAAGTCGCGGCACACTTCCCGCTCAAAGCTGCTGCCTTTCTGCTTACCGCCACCGGCGCGCATTACAGGTGCCCCGTGTAATGAAGCACAGTGCCTATCATTGCAGCGAGCCCCACAATGAGCACCACGACGTAAACGAGATCACCCTTCACCCCGCGACTCAGCTTCACTTTTTTGGCTCCACTTTATTCTTGAACACCAGCGCACGCATGTCGTGCAAGTGCCGCTCGGTGGCGGCGAGCGAGCCCGCGCTGCCGGAGCCCTCGGACGGCCTCACACCGCACTGCCACAAGTCGTCCATCAGTTCTTGCGCTGCGGTGCGCGGCAGCAAGGTGAAGTTTTCATATTCCTCGCCTTCTTCAACCGCTTCCATGACGAGCTTCTTGCCCGCCATAACTTGTCCGCTGCCCTGTACCTCGTAGTAGGTCAGGTAAACAGAGCTGCTGAAACCGTGCCGCCACGCCCGCAAGTGCTTACCGAATATAGATCGCTCTTCACTCATAGCTGCACCTCTATGAATTGCTGCTGGAGAAATTGCAGGCGCGCACAGTGCTGCAAGAAGGAATGGTCAAACCACACGCCGAGCGAGAAGTTGGTTACTGCCCACAAGCACCACGCAATCCACAGGAAAACCGACCGCTTCATTTTGCTTCCTCATACGCGGCGGTAATTGCAGCGTCGATTTGAGCGCGAATGTCATTCAGGACACGGGAACCTTCATCCCCACGCTGAACTCTTGTTTTCAGGTTTCCCGCATACTGCAACCCATTTATGTAACCCACCATTTCCGCTCGTCGCAGCGCAGCAGCGCTCAGCGAAGGCGGCGGATTGACGAGCTGCTCGCGGTGAAAACGCAAGCAGCGTGCCGCCCATCCACCCATGCTCTCCGCGAAGAAACTGCCCTTGACACGGTCACCGTCGAGCAATCGGTTTTCTTTCCACAGTTGCTCGCCGTATTCAAGAAACGCATCGATAGCCCGCACCACATGCTCTTGGGTAAACATTATATCAAGCACGCCTGTCCCCCTACTTTAATACTTGCGCCGTGTCGGCAGGAAGTCCTTTTCGATGACGTACCACTGCTCGCGCACAACAGCATCCAACTCGGCGCGCTGCTTCGCCACTTCTTCCGGCGTTGCGTTCTCCAGCCCCTTCAAGAAGCCGGGAAGCTTAGCTTTGTTGAGTCCGGCTGCGTCCAGCTTGCCTACTTCTTCTAACCAGTGCACGCTCGCTGCAATGTCATCAATGCCGTAGCCAAACCGGATCGGGAACACGCACTCGCGCAGCGGCAGCCCCACCTTGTTCTTGTCGCACTTGGCTTTGATTTCCAGCCCGATTGCGCGCTGCACGCCGCTGACCGTTTTCTTCAGCGTCTTGATTTGTGCAAGGTACAGCACTTGGCTGGCGTAGAAGTCCAATGCGCGCCCGCCACTGCGCGTAGTCTTGCGGCCAAACGTTACGCCGATGTTGTCCCGCACCTGGCTAATGATAATGACGCATACACGGCGCTCGGTAATGCGCCGCACCAACTCGCGGAACAGGCGCGACATCTGCTTAGCCTTGCCCGTGCCGTAGCTGCCTTCGTCCACGTTGCGCGCAAGCTCAGCACGGTCGGACAGTGCATCCAAGCTGTCGAGGATGTACAACCCCGGCTCGCCGGAGTCCTTCTCCACCCACTTGTTCAGATGCTCGAACACGTCTTCTACTGTCTCATGCGCTGTCGGCGGGAAGCGCACACGGCTAATTGGCATCCCTAGCGCTGCCGCGTAGGGCTTGTCGAACGCCGACTCTGCTTCGTCATAGTCAATGCGACCTTTGGCAAAGCGGCGGGCAAAGTTGGCGCAAGCCTCGATTGCCAATAATGTCTTGCCGGTGCTCTTATCACCAACGATGTTGACGACGCGCCCCAGCGGATAACCGCCGCCGAGGACGCAATCTAACAATGCAGAGCCGGAGGAGAAGAACTCCAGCTCTGTAGAGGGTGCTGCGAAGTAAGAACCGCCGGCGGTGCCCTTTTGCTTTGTGCGAGGGGCATCATCCGGCGGCGAAACAGGCGTGTCCGTTTCGGGGCGCGCCTTCTTCTTCGGCACCAGCACTGCGCGGCGCTGCGCCATCCTACTTGCCGCTCTTCTTGCGCAGCTGGTCCAAGCGCGAAGACTTCTTGACCGGCGTCACGGTCTTCTTGACCGGCGTTGACTTCTTGACAGGTTTCCGCGCCGGCTTCTCCTCCTCTTCCGGCTCCGCTTCTTCGCCTTCCGGTGCTTCGATCTCGAGGCTGCTGCAAATCAGATCCGCTGCTTCTTCCTCGGACTCGCAGCCGCTGATGTCGACGTCGTGCTCGTCGGCCAACGCTTGCAAGTCGCCCTCCTCGAGCGCATGCACGTCATCCCACGTCAGCCCTTCCGCGTCCGCCTCCGGCTCCGGTTCCTTTTCCTTGCGCTTGCTGCCGAACTTGCCGCCGCGGCCCTTCTTGTCGTCATCGTCCTTGTCATCCTTGGCCTTGTCGCGTGCACCCTTGACCGAGGTGAGCCCGCCTTCCACGAGCCGTGCGATGTGGTCCGGATCGGGGAACACGAGTTGGTCGGGAACAGGATTCTCTTGAATGTACGTGAGCCACTCAGTAGCCTGGTCCTCGTCTTCGCTGAGCGGGGAGGAGCGGCGATCGACCTGCACAGAGACGTACTTGGTCTTGAGCTTTTCGCCTTCGCGCGTAAACGAAACGTCGTAACCGTTTTCCGAAGGATCGTCCGGGTCATAAACTTCGCCCGTCTTCTTGTCTTGGCAGACCGAGCTAATTTCCTTATCCAGCGATTGCGGCATTGACCACAGCAAGGGCCCTTCCTTTTCGTTGTCGCGGTCGATGACGTAACACAGCACACGGCGCCGCCACTTCAGCTTCTCCTGCAACTCCTCTTCACCATCCGCGATTGCCTTCGACCGCGCCTCGCAGATCGGACACGGCTCACCCTTCATCCGGTCGAGGCACAGGTACGCGCCGCCATCCGGACCGATGTCGTAGTGTGCGTACGCGTCGAACCCATAGTGCTCGGCTTCATCCCATGTGGGCGGCAGAATGCGGATGCTGTGGTCGCCAGCTTTGGGCGAGAACATGGTGACGCCCTCGGCCAAAAAGCCTTCGCGTCCCGCCCCCGCGGTGGCGCGGCGATCGTAATCTTCCTTGGTGCGCTTCTTGTATTCGAACCCACCGACTCCGGTCTTCTTCCCTGCTGGCTTTTTGAATGCCATGTGCTTGCTCCTTTATGTGAAAAGATTACTGCACCTTACCCCTTCTTTAACCTCTGCTCGCCCTGCTCATACTCGATCAACTTGTCGAGGTACTGACGTGCCTTGAGCAAATCCTCGAGGCCCAGTTTAACGCGGTAGCGGACTACGTGCTTAATTATGATTGCTTGGAACGGGTTAAGGTTCCACAGCATCCACAGATCCCACACTTGCAAGTCGCTCCCATACTTGCGGTAATGGTCCCCGCCGACCTGCGGCTGATCGTTAACCGACATTGCGTGCTCGTGCTTGCCGCGACTCGTTCAATGCCTGCCTGCTTCGCTGCAACGCGTCCTCGTTTACCTTGCTGCGCACGCCGCCGCCGACACTGACGACTTGGTAATACCCAGCGCAGTAGAGCTGCGCCATCTCCCGCAACATCTTCCCTCGCTGGTCAAGCGACTCCCGCAACCCGGCGTAAAGGTCGGCCGTCTTCTTCGCCTCGAGGTACAGATTTACCGCCTCGTTGTAGTCCGCATCCTGATTGGCCAATTCCTTCACCATTGCTTCGGTGAGCTTGGCGTTGTTCTTCTCGTGCATGCGGCGAATGTGGTCGGACGCCAGCGCGAAAGCTTCGTCCATGCTAGCTTTGGCTTCGTCGCGGCGGGAAACTGCGAACGCGTGTGCCTCAGCTGCGCGGTAGAATAGATCCGGCTGCTCCGCAATTTCCTCATCCAGCGCGTTGCGATCGATGCGCAAGCTACCGCGCAACTCGCGCAACGTTTGCTGGTGATCCTCCGCAGGCGCGGGTGTAAGCAGTTTTGCAACAGGTTTCTTTGTAACCATGTGCTCTCCTAAGTAAACAGCAACCGGCCTACCGCCAACAGCAGCGGCGCTGCCTTCTCATTTCCATAGAACGGCTTGTCGAATGCATCCAACACTGCCAACAGCTTTTGCGCCTTGCGCTCGTCCTTGGTACCCAACAACACTTTAGCGGTGTAGTTGACGGTTACTAGACGCACACTCTCGGCGGATTCCGTTTGCACGAGCGCTTCTATGTGCTGTACGGCAGCGGGCCATGTCAACCTGCCCTCAACGAGCATTTTGACGAACTTGATAACGTCGCCCTCGTTACTCGCCATGCCGGCGAGCAACTGCTGCGCCTCGCGCGCGTCGGCACAGGCACGCGTTGCGTTCAAGTTCACCAGTGCTTGACGCACGCTGCCGCCCGACTCCTTGACGCAAGCTTGGATGATGTCGGGATCCACGCTGAGCTTTTCCTTGCGCGCAATCTTTTCCAAGTAGTCGAACAGGTCGTTGGGCGGCACACTGCGCACGTTGTACGTCTGGCAACGCGTCTTGATTGTTTGCGGAACCTTATCCACTTCCGTGGTGCACAACGCCCAGTACACGTGGGCTGGCGGCTCCTCTACTGCTTTCAGCAACGGCTGCCACGCTGCTTTGGACAACGCATGGCACTCGTCGAGGATGACGAACTTGATGGGGCTCTCCGCGAGCGCACGGTACCGCAAGTTCTCGAGCAACTGCCGGATGGCGTTCGATCCAGTGCGGCCCGCGTCACCGACCAACGATGCGCCGTCCACTTCCATAACGCCTTCCGGCGAACTGCCAACAGCGCCCGCAAGGATGCGCGCCAGCGTCGTTTTGCCGCAGCCACTAGGACCGACGAACAAGAACGCGTGCGGCACTGACTTCTTGAGCGCTTGCTCCAGCGAGCGCACAACCTGGTCCTGCCCCAGCACTTCTTTCCACGCTTGTGGGCGGTACTTCAAATGCAGCGGCACGTCATCTTGTGTGTCCATAATCCTTGCTCGTGAAGACTGCGACTTCTTCTTGCGTTGACCAGCTATGGCCGACTTTTACTTCGACAATTAGCGGGACGTTTACAAAACTATACGTTTCATGCCGCGAAACCATTAGGCGCCCAATGGTGTCGATGGACTCCTCGAGCGCGTTGTCCGGCAGCAAGAAATCTAACTCGTCGTGCACGTTCAGCCGCCAGTACAAATGGTCGCGTTCGGTGCTGTAGGCTAGGTCCGCGAGGTCCACGGACGCGTCCACGACGATGTCGCTCGCTGTGCCTTGGATCGGCGTGTTGATGATTTCGTTGTACTTCAACGGACCGTGGCGGCGGCGGCGCGTCAATGTCTCCACGTACGCGTTACGGTGGTAAAACTTGACCGTCTTATCTTGCCAACCGTGCACACCGCCAAACATATCCCAGAACTCGTTGTACAGCCGGGCGAGCTTGCCGCGCGGCACTTGCAGGTTATCCTCCACGCTCTTCTGCGCGCTGCCGTAGAACAAGGGGAATGTCCATCCATTCTTGATGCTGGTGCGGAATTTCTTCAGCGCTGCTTTGTCTTTGAGGTACCGCTTGCCGCCGACAACAGCAGGCCACACGTACGCAATCTTCTCCGCCCACTCCCCGTGCACGTCGTAACCGTCCCAGCAGGAGTCGCACAGTACCTTATCGCGCGACGCCATGCCGATGACGCGAAACTCTATCTGCCCGTAGTCGAACGACACGAACCAGTGCCCGGACGGCGCAGCGAACACACCGCGGATGCGCTTACCTTCCTCCGTGCGCACGGGCAGGTTCTGCAAGTTCGGATCGTCCGAACTCAACCTTCCGGTGCCGGTGCGGTTGTGGTTGAGGTTAGTGTGTACCTTGCCATCCGGCCATATCACTGTCTTTTTGGAAGTGGCGACCAACGGCACAGTGTAGGTGCCGTGCAGCTTTTTTACTTGCCGCGAGCGCAGCACCAACTCAGCGACCGGGTGCTTAATTTGCGCCAGCACGGATTCGTCGGTGCTGTATTTGTTTTCGCCGACCACGCACTCTTTGAAGTGCAGCGTGCGGTAGAACAGCCCCACCATGTCTTTCGAACTATCGTGGTTGAACTTGCCGTGCTTGGCGACGTAGGCGGCGACGTCCGGGTCGGCGAGGATGGCTGCGTCCGCTTCCTTGGCCTTGTCGGCGAAATCCTTCTCCAAGGCGGTAGCTAATGCTTGGTCCACGTGCAACCCTAACGACTGCGCAACAGCAATGACAGACGCGCGTGCGTTGTGCCTTGCGTAAACGTCTGCCAGCCCTTCCTGCTCCAGCTGCTGCGCTAACACGTGGTACAGCAGGTACTCGTACTTGGCATCGTACGCGTTGTACGACAGTACGTCCGCGGCCGGTTCTTGATCAAGGTTTGCAGCGTCCACCTTGCTCAACTGCTTAACGTCCATGCCGAGGTGCAGCAAGCTCAACGCTTCCAACGCTTTGGCGCCTTCCCGTTCGTCCAGCACGTAGGCTTGCGCCATCGTGTCCTGCCAATCGACTTCGAAGGCAACAGCGAACCCGTAACAGTGCAGCAGCCACTCGATCTCGAACTTGGAATTGTGCGCAATGACTTGCTGCTGGTTCTGCAACAGCAAGTCAGCTAGCCCGTCCTTTATCTTTTTCAGTGCACGTGGATCCCACGCAGCTTCGCGGTGCTCGACGAGCCACGAGTACGTGCATTCATAGTTGGAGACTGCCACGGAAAGGATGCGCGCGTCTTTGCCGTACGGGCGCAGTCCCTTGGTCTCTATGTCGATGGCGTAGTCGGGCCACATAGCAACGTCCGCCAGCGCGTCCAGCACTGCGCCTAGTGTTGTCAAACAATGCACGCCTACATCTTTGTCGGCCGGATCTTCTACGTGCGGCTCTGGCAACGTGGGCAGCTTCGCGGCGGCAACGTCGAAGTCATGCTCGAACACATGCCTAATCGCTTCACCGTTGCTTTGGTTGCCGGAGTAGTTGACATATGAGGGATGATACATAGGCGCGGCCCAGCATTTGTGCTTGCCAACCTGTACCGGCATAAAACGCCCGCGCCACGCGGTGATCTTAATGCTGCTGCCTACTAGCCACTCCGTAGGAACGCCACCCACTGCCAGCAGCAGCTTGGGCTTCGTGCGCTCGATGTCTTCAACTTGCAGCCGCTTGCAGCAAGCTACCTCGAGCGCGGACGGCTCGCGGTTACCCGGCGGGCGGCAGCGGATCGTGTTATTCAGCCGGATGCGCCCGTCCCACTGCGACGGCAGCGCACGGCGCAGCGTCCGCCCGGCTTTCCCGACGAACTGCTCGCCCTGCTCGTCCTCGTCCGCTCCGGGTGCTTCCCCGAGAATGTAGACGTCCGCGTCGGCGGGTCCCGTCGGCAGCATCTTCGGATGGCGCAGACTAGCGTTGTTTAACGTGCAGCCTTTGCAACCGCGCGCCGCGAGCGTGGCGATCTGCGATTCCTGCTTTGCTTCGCGTATCCGCCCGCGTGCTGCTTTTGCGGGCGGCGCCTTCTTCTCAACTAGAATGTCCCACTTGCCCACAGCTTACTTGCCCTCTTCCCATACCGGGCCGATGTAATAGCTGATGCCTTCCCCGTACAACACAATGCCGCCGTCGTCAATCACAGCGCGGTCGAACTTGCCGCGGTAGCGCAGCAGATGGCCGGGATCAACGGAGGCGCCTGCGTCCTTCACCGGCTTGTCCAACTTCAACTTGGACTCGGCCGCGCCCAACTTGCCACTGCCGCTGACGCGCATCTCCTGCCCTGACACGTTTACGACACATGCCGGCTCCGTTTCCTCGCTCAGCACAACGGACACCTGCTCCACCGCCTTACCAAAGTCTGCGGGCAACTTGAACGGTTTGCCGGTAATACCCAACTTGCTGATTAGCGCACTGTAGTCGGGCGCCTTCTCGGGCAGCAACTTCCCAATCAAATACACCTCGCGCTCGCCTTCGAAGTCCACCCGGATGTAGTTCTCCGAGGATTGAAAGCATATGCTCTCCGCCTCAATGTCAAGCGCTTTGGCAATGCTGACGATCTGCGCACAAGTGGATTCTGCAATCAGCACTTTGCGCGCCTTCTTGCCCAACGGTGTGGACGGCGTGCACTGCACGAGCCCAACGTTGTCGTAGGCGAACAGCGTCGGCGACGTGCCTAGCGTTACTGCGACCGCCGTCCATGCCTTGTTCAACAACGGGTCTTGGCTGACTCCCGCAGTACAAATCTCGAGCGCCTCTAACAGCTCGTCCGTGAAAACAAACTCGTTGCCAAAGTCTTCTTCCGGCAGGGAGAACAAGAACTCATCGGGACCCAAGCACGGCAACTCAGCCTTCGTGGAGCCAGACGAAAAGCTCACACCCTCCTTGCTCTTGGTGAGCTTGACTTCCGCCGCTGCCAGCGACACGAGCTTGGACAGCGTGCCGCCGTGCATCGCGCAGCTGAGCCCCGACTCGAGCCCGACAATGATGGCAGACACGTCGTCGTACGCGTAAACCAACTCCTCGGCAAAGCAGAAGTGATTCAGCACCGGGATAAAGTTGCTGCTAACAAGACAGGGGTTCGCTAGCTTGAACGCAAATTCTAGATCTTCCTTTTTCATGCCTGCCTCGGGTTGTTGTACTCCGGTGTGATTACCACCACGCCGACTTCACGCACGAAGTCTACGGGCGGCTTGATGTGGTACAACTCTTGCGCGTCCCCGCAGATCATAACTGTCTTTTTAGGATCCAGCGCGGTGAGCGCAACAACCAACTCTTTAACAGTCATGCTGCCTCCAAAGCTGGCGACGACACCTTGACGCGCGGTACCTTGCCGTTGGGAAACAGATCGATGAACTTGCGGTCGGTGAAGAAGCTGCCCAGCACCCGAAAGTCCTTGATGCCTACCTTCTCCAGCCGGGGCAGCAACGGGTAGATCCACTTGTCGATTGTGCCGGCGAAGTACAGCCGCAGCGGGTCATGTTCCGGTCGCACTGCCGACAACTCGATCGCCATTTTGGCGTAGAAGTAGTAAGACGCGAAGATACGCTCCTTGTCGTCGTTGCACACTGCTTCAAAGCTGGTGCCGATAGACTCGAGGTACGCGTCGACGGCAGCACGAGCGCTTGGGCCCAGTTTGGAGTAAGACCCCTGATCGTGCTGCCGCCGCGCGCTTACACTGATGTTGGATCCCAGCTTGTCGAAGCGGAAGCCAACAATTTTCTTGCCCTTGAATACAACCATTGGCAACTGCATGCGCCCATTCAACGCCATTGTCAGCGCACTAAACGAGTCGCAGGAGTACCACGGGAACGCAGCCATCACTTCGCCGGACGTTACACCGAAGCCGTGCGTTTTCCACTTCATGTGTCCGTCTTTACCACGCATGTACGCGAACATGCGGCGCAGGAACGCCATACGCCGAGCGAGCCCCATGCTGCGCGCGATACCACCCGCACCGATGTACTCGTAACGGTCCATGTACTTCTTCAACCACACAAAGTCCTCGTCACCGCCGCAATGGAACACTGGCATGGGCTTGAGCCCTAGCTTCTCCAGCCGTAGCAACAACTCCCACGAGCGCTTGGCGTCGAACATGGCATCGACGGTGACGTAGAAGTCGAGCAGCGGCGCGTACTGCTTCACATACGCCGCATAATCCATAAGGTACTGGGTCAACTCATCGGTGTCGTAGAAGTCGTTGTTCTTGCGCCGCTGCCCTGCAATCTTCGCGCTGATACTCGAGCCGGATACCTTCTCCGCGCCTACACGCTTCCGGTACAAACTGAACGCTCCGCTGTCCACTGCTAGGTGAATGTTCATTCGTCCGACTCTGCTAACAGTGAGGAGCGGATTTAGGCACGTCGCTCGAGGAGACAAACATTGTTAAATGATCCACCTGCACTTGTCGGTGGCCCCGGGTTCTGGTCCACACTTCCTGCCCTTTACGAATTACTGTATCGCGCTTTAGCCTGCTGCTCATAATGGCCCCCTTCACGGTTTTTACCTCTACCCCTTCGCGGTTACCCGCTCCCACATTGTGTCTAGTAGTTCACTTTGCCTGGGCGACAACCCGCGTCCGCTCTCCAGCTGTTGCTTAACGTTGTCGATGAACTTGCGCTCCCAATCTGTCAAGCGCGATTCGCGGGCTTCACAGTCCTCAATCAGCTGCGTAGCTTCGTTCATCGCCACGCCCGCATCGCTGCATCCAACGGGTGCTTAGCACGCGGCACCAACAACCGCCCGCGCTTTTGCGCGATCGCTACCAAACCGACTGGACGCCCTTTGGCAAGGTTGTCAACGATTGCGGGATGCTTACCGCGTGCATCCACCGGCGGGCGGGTCTTGCGCGCAAAGTAAGCGCGCCCCCTGCCACGCCGCGCTGCGCTCTTCTTGGCCAGCACTCGGCGAAGCGCTGCGGCGGCGCTGCACCGGCTGCAATTGAAATACGCGGCGACGTCCCTCGCCCTCGCCGGACCGTGCTCGCACAAGAACTCCCACACTTTCAACTGTGTTGGCATGATTTTTCCCTCCTACGTTTGCAACGCTTCGTCTTTAGCAAACCAACGCCACGGGCTGTACCGCTCATCTGCTGTCAGCGTAGGCAACGGCACAGTCCACATGCCGCCGTTATCACCGAGGAACGCGTCCGCCAACCGTACTTCTGTTTGCGGACCGAGCGCGCGCAACCGCGGCCAATCCAAACGCACGACCAGTGTGAATCGATCGTTCGTTAACAACTCCGCCGGAATCTCCTGCGCGCAACGCCGGCGCGCGTACTCAAACGGCACTTCCAACGATACGCAGTGGCCGATGTTCAACAGCGCCGTGGCGAGGTCGTAGTAGGAAAGGCAGTCCTCTTCGTCGAAGCTGCCTTGCGCTCCGAGATAGATTTGCTGAACCGTCTTGCTGTTGTAGCGGCGGCGGTGCACTTCACGCCCGATGTCGTTGAGCGTTTGCTTGCCACGCACGAACAACGTTGCTAACCCCAGCCGCTTGCCGCGGCAAACGTCGTCGCCGAGGTAGAAGCGCGCAGCAGGTCCCAAGTCTTCACGACCCATGCGCGCAATCTTAGGCCATCGCACGTTCTCGAACATTGCCTCACGTGCCAGCGTGAGTGCGTCCTTAGTTAACCGCGGACGGCGCGTTGCTTGCATACTTATCTCCAAACCTGGTTTATCGTCATACGCCCTCGCGCGCCTGCGATGCAGTCTTAACCATGGATAAGAACTCGCTGCGGGCAGCGGAGTCCGTGCGCAGCACGCCGCGCAACGCTGTCGTGGTTGTAATGCACCCGCGCACACCGACGCCGCGACTCTCCATGCACAAGTGGCGGCACTCGAGCATGACGCCTACACCTAATGGCTCGAGCCCCTCGAACAACGCGGTGGCGATTTGATTAGTCATCCGCTCTTGCACTTGCAAGCGCCGCGCGAACACTTCCACCACCCGCGCAAACTTGGAGAGGCCGAGAATGCGCTGCGCCGGCACGTACCCAATGTGAGCCAACCCGAAGAATGGCGCCATGTGGTGTTCGCAATGGCTGTAGACGGGAATGTTGCAAACGCTCACCATCTCGTCGCAGCCTTCCGCGCCGTCCTCAAACACGCGCAACAACGAACTCACATCGCTGCCGTAGCCGGAGAACCACTCCCGGTATGCACGCGACACGCGCGCAGGTGTATCCTTCAACCCTTCCCGATTAGAATCGTCACCGGTACATTTCAACAAGCGCTGGATCAATTCTTCAAACGGCATCTGTACTGGCTGCACAGTCACCGAATGCTCAGCGCAACGGGACGGCCACGACGTTTCGCGTCCGCAAACAGGACAAGTAAAACAAGTAATTACACCATCGACCCTCATGCCTCTTCCTCCCGTTGTCCGCCCGGTATGTCTATGCCTACTGCGATCAACGCTGTCACTACCTTGCGCACGTTGTAATAGATGCTGTTGACTTCCGACACCGCTAACCGGATCCGCTTCGCTTTGACTTCCACACGAACATCACGCAATCGCAAATGCAGGTTGGCACAGATCAGCTTACGCACTTGAAAACTTGCGCTGTCCAAGTTTTTGCGCCGTGGTTTAACCTTTCGCGCCGCCGCTGCTTTGTTGTCACTGGCAGACGGTGCATCTACTTTCGTCGCCTTCTTTTTTGCAGGCGTAGACGTCAGCTGCTCCACAGGCGCCAGCACGCCTGGAATGAGGTCGCCCTTCTGCACTGCCGCCACGGCTGCGTCAATCCACTTGTGCGCAGCCGGACTCAGTTTGTTGTACTCGTCGTCGCTGAACTCCGACTCCGGTCCAGAGATTGCGTACACGACCGCAGCCCAGTACCGCTGGGGGTCAGAGTCAGCAGGCGGGCAACGCGTACCCAGCGCGTGTTGGATCTCCGTTAAAACGGAGGCGCTCATGCGTGCGCTCCCACTAAGGCGGCGCGAGCCTGGGCTGCGGCTTGCCGCGAAACCTTGTGCCGCGGCACAGTGCGACAGAGGTCCCACAGCACTAGTTTCTCCGCCGCCGGCACACCTTCCAGCACTTCGTACAGCGCACACAGCTGGTCAGGCGCGCCCAACTCCACAAGCAGCCCTACATCTTCCACCAAACTATATTTGGGCGCGCGTGCAACTAGGTCAAGCAGCCGGTTGCGCAAAGCAATCTTGAACAGCGCCATAAACCACGCGCCGTTGTCTACCTTGTTCTTGTACCTGCGTGCGCAGGTGTCGAATACGAGGTAAGACTCCTGTGTTAAATCTTCCCACTCGTGGAACGGTTGCAACTGCGGCCAAAAGCTGCGGGTCAGGTTGTACGCGTAACCCCGGATGGCTTTATTCCACGTAGGCTGAAACGCCAAACGTGGACGCGCACGGCGGCGAACGGAAGGCATTGCTCTCCCTCAAGCAAAAAGGAAAATGGAAAACTCTCGGTGGGTGTTACTTCGTTTTTTATGCTGCTGCGAATTGCACAGCTACATTAAACGCACCGCTTTGCGCACGTCAAGAAGTTTTCGTGCATCCCTACATAACACACCAACCTGTGCTTGAGTTAACTCGCCCGGATCCTTAACACCGGACGGCAACGGCACCCAACCGCACGGACCGGGTACGTGGTCCTCCAACTCTCGCACGAAGCGCATGGCATTACCCGACGCCGCGTAATCCAACACAACAGCAACACGCTTGAAGCGCGACGCTACGGCGGCGATCGCTGCGACTTGCTCCTCTCCCGGCATACCGAACACCGCAACCGCTACCGCACCTTCATCGGATCCATACCAGTCCACTTTCAACGCGTCGAACGGACCCTCGTGCACAAACAGCGTATCTCCGCCTTGCGCTGCCTTGTCGATGTTGAACACTGTCGACTTAATGTTTATCAGAGCCGGCGGGTAGCCTTGCTTGCTCGCCTTTTCTGCATCATCGGAAAGCGTCTTGTAACGCATCTGGGACTGCCCCGATACGTCGCGTGCTGTCCAGCTGACTAGGTTTCCATTGCGGTACACCGGCAGCACGAGGCGCTGAGCAAAGTAACCCACTAAACAGTACCGCAGGTTATACGCGCGCGCGACCTTCAACGGCGAGTCAAATCCGCGCGTCTGCTGCAAGTAGAGCGCAAAGCGCCTAGCATAAACACCATCAAAAGAGATGGCCTTAAACTCCCGCGGCAACGGCAAGCTCACAGGCTGGCGCCGTTCCTGCACTTGCTGCACCTGCTGCTGTCCTCGAGCGAACCACGCCGCGGCGCGCGCTTCGTACTCGTCCAACCGTCCGGTGTCACCCGCATCTACAATCTGTTCCGCCATCACTGTGGAGCAAGACAACAGCGCAGCGATGAGGCGCGCCGGATGGCGCCCTTTATGCTCGGGATTGCGCCAGCAGTACCAGAACGGCTTGCGCGTGTCCAACGACAGCACCATATGCTCTGACGGATCGCCGGGACCGCAGAGCGGGCAGTGGATGCCGATGTTGTTCTTGCCAACGTTCGGACCCTGCTCCACAAAGGGCACCCGATTCGTGCGGCAGAATTGCTGCCAAGAAAAATTCATTTGAACATCGCTGCGTTGGCGTTGCGAAAACGCTCTTTGCTCATATCCCCTTTGCCCACCACGATGTAATCCTTCTCTATCCAGTAGTCCATCAAGAACTTCGAGACTCCGCACCGCGTCACGAAGTGAGACATAGGCAACGCAGGATTGCGCACAATCAGCGACACTACATATTTGAATTTGCGCACCACGTCGTGAGTGTTCCGGTTGTACCCTGGCGGGCACAACAGCGGCAACAGCTCAGCGTCGGGACGCCAATTGAACATGCTATAGCTCATCGCCCATGAAGTACGCAGCAGCGACAATGTCCCACAACACCGTGGCGTACGCAGCAGCGACACTGTCCCACAACACCGTGGGCGGAATTTGCTCGCACGCGGCCTGCACAAATGTCCTATCCATCTGCGCCAAAAATTGTAAGCGTTTCCAAAATGTCATCCTGCTGTCCTTTCTGACTCTGCACGCTGTTCAGCAGCGCGACCATACAATTGGATCCCTTCGAAACGAATGTAATCGCGCAGCGCAGGGCAATGCCACACTGCCTCCACCTGCTGCACAACCTGGCACTGGCTGTCTTCGTCCAAGTTAATGCACTCGAGGCATTCCTTCTTGTACGGATCGAAAAACGTTTTCACCCACCGCAACAAGCTGCAACGCCCGCCAAACAGACGGTGCGTGTGGCGGTAAGCAGAGCAAGAACAGTTTTTGTCGCCCTTGCCAGTACGGTGATTGCGACGCTTGTCCCTGCGCTGCTTCACGCCATCTTCCTGCGTCCGTTGCACACGGCATCGAACAAGTCTTCTCCACTGGCAATCGATTCCAGGATGTCTGTGTCCACAGATTTCGGCACAACCAAATCATAAACGAACGTCGGGTGCTCTTGCCCGGTGCGGGAGATGCGCTTGATGGCCTGCTTGCGCGTGATCGGACTTGTGGGCGACTCATAAAAGAACGCGTAGTGACAAACCTTCTGGTAATTACCACCCTCCGCACCCACTGCGTTGTTCGCAACCAAAAAACGGCACGACGGATCGCGCAAGAATGAGCGTAGCTGCACAGCAGTACCTTTCACCTGCCCATTCACCGCGGCGAATTTCCACTTACGTTTTGCCAACATGCGCTGGATTATTTGCCCGGTTGTTATGTAGTCGTGAAAAATGACTGCCTTCATGTCTTCGCTCAACCCCTCCAGCAACTCCTCGAGTGCGTCCAGCTTTGGATTATGCTCAAACTCCACGGTAAGCCGGTCGCCGAGATCGCTTTTCACCGACAAGAAACCGGACGTCACCATACGCATCCGCACGAACGAGTACTTGATTTCGTCCATGTCGCCGCGCGATTCCTTGATACGCCGCAGCACGTTAGCGTATTGCTCCTCCGCGGACGAACCCATTGCCACCCGCACCTTGCGCATCGTCAGCTTGGGCAGGTCCTGCAACTCCTTTTCTTCGTAGCGGATGGAGCGGTGCTGAATCATGCGGTGCAGATCCTTCTTCATGCGCTTGTCGAACTCGTACACTCGCGCCCACGGCTTATCGTGCACGTCAAAGAACGCAGCACGGTACATGCCGAGCGAGCCGCCTAACGTTTCCCCGTCGTCGACGATGTGGAATTGCGCCCACAGCTTAGTCGGATCCTTGCCGAACGGCGTTCCCGTTAACGCGTACAGGAAACGGCAGTGGCGTGTAAATCGCCGGCATTCACGGTACACCAACGCTTCGTGGTTGCCGATACGGTGCGACTCATCAAACACTGCCATGTCGAAAATCTTGGCGAAGGCGGCGGCCAACTTTTCGTCTAGCTCACGCCTGCGTTTTTTGCTGCGCTTGCTTACCTGCACCAAGTTCGTCATGTACAGCTGAAGGCCAGCGTAGTTCATCAAGTACAGGTCGGTGTCTTCGCCGCCCAATGCCTTGAACCGCCCTCTACCCAATAGCGCCGTGTACGTCAGCTCTGGCGCGTGCTCTTCAATTTGGTCGACCCACGTTTGAACGTGCAACTCCTGCGGTACCAGCACTAGCACGCGGCGCACCCCGTCGTGTTTCTTCTTCCACCGCACCACGTTCAGGATCATGCGTGTCTTGCCTGCGCCCATATCCAAGAAGTACAAGAATTGTGGATAGTCGAGCGCGATGTTGAAGCAGACCAGCTGGCTGTGGAACGGCGGCGGGTCGCCCCAGTCGTGCTCTAAGCCTTCCACTAACGCAGCACGCGGCAACTTTTTCATCCACGCGAACGACTCGAGCGGACGGTTGAGGTAGTCCGCCAGCGCTGTCGCTGAAACAACGGGACCGCTCCGGTATCGAGGACGGTAGCCCATTACTCGTCGCCCCGCTCGTTGTCGTCGTCTTCTTCCTCGCGCCCGGTGCTTTTAGGCAGCATGGCCTCGTACGACTTGCGGTCAATCTCGAAGGAATCGAGGCAGAACTGACCCAGTGCGTATGCTTGCGTTATGACCACACCGAACTTGTCGCGGGCGTCGCGCGCCACGGGAACAAACAGCCGCGCCGTCTGCATCTCCCGCTCGTTCGGCATCTGGTTATAGGAGATCACCACGTCGCTAATTGCAATCTTGGAGAAGTCCTCCGCCACGTCGCCTTCGGTAATAACGCGGCGCGCCAGCGATCCACGGTTCGACTGCGACATCGTAACCAGCGCTAAGTTGCGCTCCACTGCCATGCCACGCAACTGCTTACCTAGCATGCCGATACTTAGTCGGTAGTTACGTGTGTCAAGGTGCATCAGGTCCGCGTAGTCCAGCACAATCATGTCAGGCATGAAGCGGAGCGACGCAACTAGGTTCTCGAGGTACGCCTCCAGATCCTTCATGTGCAGCGTGCCGGTAGGAAACTCTTGAATCACTAAGTTCTGCGACGTGCGCGCCGCCACTGACAGGTATTCACTGCTGTTGCTCAGCTGCCCGAATGCACGCTTCACCTTAGCCTGTCCAGCGGCACTGGACAGCGCGAGGCGTCCCGCTGCTTCCACGAGGTCCAGCCCTTCCACGCGGCCTTTGTTGTCGCGCGTTACTTCCGGCAGGTACAAATCCTTGGCCTCGTTGCGCGTCATGCTGAAAAAGGATTGCAGCAATCGTGCCGCCATCACCCGTGCTGACACCTCGAGCGTAACGATAACGACCTTGCGCCGCTGCAACAGTCCGCGCTTGGCTACGTGCAACCCCCACCATGTCTTGCCACGCTTCGGTGGAGCAAGGAAGGTGTGCATTGTCTTGCGCGCCGGCCCTAGCCGATGCCGGTCGAAGGCTGGGATGCCTAGATCAGCAACCAACTCGTCGTGCGTATCGTTGCCTAGCGTCTTGACGTACTCTTTCAGCGTCAAGCCGGGAGAAAACTGCGCGTATGTGGCCTGACGATACTTGTCGATCGCCTCGTCCGCTTCTTCCACGTTGCCCGACTCGGCGGCATCCAGCATGGAGACAACTGCGGTCTTCAACCGCTGCAACCGGACGAAGTGCGATAGCTGGTTGACCACATACTCTTCGTTGAACCCGCTGTGCTGCAACGAGTGCACGTTGCGCAGTATCTCCAGCACGAGTTCGCCGCGCTTTTCGTCCTGCACCGCCTCCTCGAGCAAGTCGAACAGGTGGTCCTTCGGCGCGACTCCGTACTGGTGCACATAGTTGTACGCTTGAGTCGCAATGTCTCGCATCACCCGATTGCTGTACAACTCGAGTGGAATGTTAAGCGTGACTGTCTTACAGAACTCGTCACTCGTGGCTACGAGTGTGAGAATGTTTTCTTGCAGTGAACCAGACAGAACTTCCGGTATACCGCGAAAGTCGGGCACGGGAGCCGCTCCTGTCAGCGGCTGCTATTCGACGCCGAGAACTTTGTGCTGCTGGATACTGACTCGATAACCGTAGTAGAGCGCTCGACGGAACACTTCGCGACGGTTTGCTTCGTTGAAGCGTTCGTCGTACGCGTCGCACGGACTAAGGTAGATATTCGTGGCAGCTACGTCAGCGGGAGGACGAGCCAGCGGTTGGTGCGATGCAGATGCTTGCGGGCTAACATCCGGCAGGCCGTCCACCTCACTGTACAAATCACGCGCATCAATCACGTATTTCCACGCCGCAGCAAGGATGGCGATTGCAGTTACCACGTGCCCGGTCTTGGGACTAACCACTAATGTCACACTAGGGCGTAGTGTACTGACTGTGCTCACCAACTCTGCTAAACCTGCCACCCACAGCGTGCCTGCCGTTTCGATCTGCACATGGAAACCGAACCCCACAAGTGCACGACACAACGGCTCCACATTTTGCCGCAGCGGCTCGCCTCCGGTTAGCACGGCCAACGGGGCACCGCGAGTAATGCCGTCGCCATCCTGGTCGCGCACGCGGAACACCTCTTCCACCACCTCGTCGACCGTGCGCACGTTGTCGATGCCGCTCTCGAACTCGGTGTCACAGAACTTGCACGCAAGGTTGCACCCGGCAAGCCGGATGAAGACAGCAGGAAGGCCAGCTAGTGGTCCTTCACCTTGTACGGTGAAGAAAACCTTTTCGACCCGCAGCGTGTTGGCTTGCAGGTCTTGTCTCCGCAGTGGATTGGTCCCGAACATGCTTTTGCTCTCCCGTCCCTTTGACGCGGGCTAAGGCGCGCTCCTGAAACAAGCCCGCCTTGATCCAGCCCGGAAATCCGTCGTTGATTGTCGCTTCTGTTTCCAACAGGGCCCCGATTACACGAGCCCACGTGAGGCGTGCAGTGCGCCGCGTGCTTACGTCGAACGCAACCCGGCACACGTAACGCAGCAGCCCTAACCTAACTATACGGCTTTCGTTCGGCCACCACGCGTTCACGCATTGCATGGCGTTCGTGGCAGCGGCGATGAGCGCTTTGTACTGACGAGGACGGGAGTGGGCGAAGCGGAGGAAGGTAGTCGGGTATGACTTGCGGAAGTAATCACTGAAGCAGGCAGCTAATTCGTTGTACGCCTGCTCTGTGTCGGCATTGTCGCCAGGCTTTGTGCTGCGCGGGCCGAAGCTGTGGCACCATTCAATGATGTCCGCGATGTCGTGTGGCGGAAGGCCAGGTATTGCTTCCATGATTTGCCGCTTAGTGATCGCCATGTCGCTCCCGTTGTGGTGATCGTTTGTTCGAAACGTGTTTGCTGCGAGGGGGTGTGCACAGTAGCGCAAAAAAATTTGCTGCACAAGAACTCGCTGCAAGATGTGTGCTGCTTAATCAACCCAGCGTAGACGACGCAGCCCTCGCGACGCAGCCCTCGCGCGCGTACACGCGCCTGCGCGCGCGCAAGATTTTCCATTTATCTATAGGTCAATAAAGCGAGTAAAGCGTAAGCTTTACGAAGCATTGACCTATACATGGGCGCAGTATTGCGACTGTAAGGAGCAATACAAGCCCTTAGTTAGTACGCGCGCGCGTATAGCGAACACAACACGTTTTCGGCTTCGCCGTGCTGACAGTGGTGACGCAAAAACCCGCGTCACCACTGTCGAATTTGTTTAACTTCCACATAACCTTGGCCTTGAAACAGCGCAGCGCACCATGTTAGCGTTGCTGGCATCGTGGATACGAGCACGCAAGTCTGGTACTACATTAAGAGCCCCGCGCGCGGACGCTGGCTCTATACCGTGCATGGCTCGCCGTCGCAGGCTACAGATTTCGCGCCCGTGATCGTAGTCGCTGCCTTCACTGCTCCGCCGCAGCCGTTGCGTCGTGCCGTCCTGCGCGCCGTGCGGCTGCTGTACAGCGAGCAGGAAACTGACAACGTATTCCGCACCGCCTTCGGCTGCTATACCGCGGACATACTCCACATGGACTCGCCGGGTGTTATGCCACTGCTACAGCTGACAGCGCTTGTCGCGCGCTGCACAGTGGAAATCGCTCGGGTTTCGTCCCGCTGCCGCTGGGTAGCCCCCTAAATCGCCTGTAAGTGATTGATTTTTTAGGGTGAAAATCGCCCCGGAAAGCGCTTGCCATGTACCCCTGCATGGGCTACATTAGCCGTAAGCACAGCAACGGTAGGGGACGGGAAAGGGGCAGTACCAGCCCAGAACGTCAGGGTTCACCCTCCGGAGTCCGGGAAGTAAAAAGCAGCACCGGAAGCGACTAACCTCGATCGGCAGAATGCGATCCCCACAGCAGGGCAAGTTCACGTAGTCGCCCGGAAGTGCCAAGCGGGAATTGCGCTCACCAGCGGACAGTGCAGCAAACAACGCACAGTCAGCCTGCCCCGACAGCAGCATCGTCGACCCGGCACAAGCAACGCTCAACGCGCGTTCTCCACGCCAAAGGATCATCCACGCCGCGCAAGCTTCAACGCGTCCTCGGCGCGTAGCAGTTCACCGCTACGCGCTGCTCGATGTCTCCAGCATCACTCTTGTAAGCTGTACCGCTTCGGCGTGCCCCAGTTCGTGCGCAGTATTAAGTCCGTGTGGTAAACACGTGGCGAACGTAAGGCACCGGAGCCCATCCGCACACTATCCCACGCTTGTCGTATTGCGTCGTCAGTCCTACTGCCTCTCCGCAGACCCCGGCGTGCGCGTTCGCGCACATAAGCAGCGTCATCGCTCCGGGTAAGCAGGGACACGGGCCAGATCAGCAACTGGCCAACGCCCTTCACGTGGCGTGAAACACCTAACCCCGTTCGAGATAAACCAACAGCGGTAGCGTGCGCAGTACCACAAGCAATAGCCAGTTCATCGGCAAAGTAGCGGCAGCGATGCCGGACTCCCTGTGGAGCGTCGTTACGAAGTTGCAAGCGTATGTGGCAAGTGCGAGCGGGAGTCGGGGCTTATGCTCCGAACCAAAAATTGATAACCGCTGCGAGTGCAGCGGGCTGGCGCGTATAGTAGTTACATACCCGTCAGCCCGGTGCACTCACGCACCTACCAAGGAGCAGAGCAATGACTGTTGCTGAACTGATTGCCAAGCTGCAAACGCTACCGAGCAGCATGCCCGTCATTAGCATGTTTGCTGAAGACTATGAAGACATCGGACCCGTTGTTGATGTCGTCGGTCCAAATGAAGAGCTGCCAAACGCTGTGTACCTTGTTATTGACGACAACCGGAGTTAAAAATGCCTGCGTCGATCACCAAGGTGGAAGTGAAGAACATGAGCGAGCCGGGTGGACGTTTGCGTTACTCGGTGTATGTATCCGACGCAGCCGGGTTCGTCCGGCTGCAACGACACGACGTCGACTCCCACCGCGCAGCTGAAGTGCTGGCTGAGCAGTGGAGCGAACGTTTCCACGTTCCGATTACTGACCACACGAAGTAAAACAGCGCAGCACCCAACGCTCTCCGGGTCCACATGGACTGCAACCTATACGGGTTTGTGAGAGCGTTGGCTAGTGCACTGTTGCACTGCCACAGTAAGGAGAAACAAATGCACCAACGCCCTGAACTCTCCCGCGTCGCGCCGTACTATCAACGTGCTGCAATCGCTTCATGCAACCTCGATCGTTCCCGGACCGGCGAGCCCGACGTCATGCAAAGCGGGCTCGCCGACTGCCTCGACGCTGTGGACGAGATACCGCGCGGCGGTTACGCGCTGTCCACTGTCGTCGGTTCGTACGCGCACTGCCGCAGGAGCCCGCAATGAACTTTTACAAGGTGTTCGTGAACCAGACGCTGGCTGTCGAGTGCTGCGAATGGGCCGACGTCAAGAACTACCTCATTGAGCGTGGGCTCAAGTTCGCGTTCGTAACGTGCGGCGAGTCACAATGGAATGTTCGCATCTCCACTGATTGGCGCTTGCTGAAGAGCGCAGTACGCTTGTAAAACAGCGCAGCACATGAGCGCTTCACGGAGCGCTCACTGGTGCACTGTTGCACTGACACACCATGACAGGAGTAACAATGGCGAAGAAGCAAACGGCAAAGCAAGCGAAATTCCGGCCGCCGCCGAAGAAGGAAAAGGCAGCACCCGCGGCACCGAAGAAAAAGGCAGCACCGAAGAAGCCGGTGGAAGCGCCTGCGCCGAAGCCCGCTGCACCCGTTGAACCGCCGCCGGCAGCAACGAAGCCGGAAGCGCCGAAGGATGCGCAAGTGATCGCGCACGAAAAGCAGCAAGCTGAACCGCCGACGCCCGCGTTGGCACGTAAGCTCATGCACGAAGTCAAAGTCGGCGACACGGTTTGCTACTTCGCCGACGTCGACGACCGCTGGGAAGTCGTTGCGCTGAACGGTGTGTGGCTGCGCGCCAAGAAGGGCAGCAAGGACGGCACGCAAGAACAATGCTTCCTGACCGACACTATGATCCCGCTCGAGTTGGCGCAACGGTTGCCGCGCTGGAAGGAGCAGCAAGCTACGTCTGCGCTCGTCCCGGCGGGCGCAGGAGCGCGCAAGCCGCGTGCGAAGAAGGGCGGCACGGCGCCCAAACCCGCCGGCGAGCAGTCCGACAGCACGCCCGCCGCGCCCAAGCAGCCCAAGCCCCGTGCGCCGCGTGCACCGAAGGTTGCCAGTACGGCGACCGAGGCACAGAAGAAGGCCGCGGTGAAGTATTGCGAGCAGCAGCGTGAAGAGCACGGCGTTTGCGAAGCAGTGCGCAGTACAGTGCATAAGTTTCCGACGTTCACGCGGGATGACATCATCGAAGTTGCAGCAGCGGTGAACATTAACCGCTCCACTGCTAGCACGCAGTACGGAATCGCGCACAGCAGCACGTGATTGCAGCGGCATGCGCTTCGCTTCGGCGGAGCGCATTGCGGTGCACTCCCGCACCCGTTACAAGGAGCGAGCATGAGCTTTCAAGCTTCTACAACCACGTTCTTCGCTGCGTCGGATCTCGTTGTCGTCGGGACGAACCCGGAGATGGCGGACATCAGCAACCCGCGCGGCGACGTTTTCGGCGAAGCGTGGTACGTTGTTGCCGAGAACGAGCAGGGCGACCGCTGCACGCTAGCGTGCGACAACAAGCTGCACGCCGAGCGCCTTGCGGACGCGCTGAACGTCCGCGCGAGTCGCGGATGGTTGCCGGTGCGCTTCGGTGACTGGCAACCGGCGCGGCCCGCGTACGGATCCGACGCCTATATCCAGTACGGGCAGGCGGACGACGTTGCGCTCGAGCGTTGGGAGCAATGACGTATCAGCAAATTTTACCGGTACGTGTTGGACCGAACAGACGGGCACGGGTACGTTGCCCGTAGAGTGTTAGCTAACAACGCTTCTTCGGGAGCGTTGTTGGGTGCGCACTCTCGCACCATAACGTAACTTCACTGAAAGGAAACCACCATGAAGACGCACACTTCCGCCTCCAAGACCGTTAGCAGCGCCAAGGCGTTTGCCGCGAAGACGTACCGCGAGTACGGTCCCTGTGACACGATCCGCGCCGTCGCGCAGCGTTACAAGTCGCTGAAGCGCGGCGACGTGCTGTCGATCGCCGACAGCCTTAAGATCAACCGCCACACCGCCAACACGCAATTCCAACGGGTGCGCAGCGGTGAGATCGAAATCAAACTGTCGTAGCGTTCAGCCTACTGCCGCGCGCCCTGGGCGTTGCGGCAGTAGGGTGCAGCGTTGCACCGTTACGGAGAACAAACATGAGGCTAGGACTTAATCATCCCGCCGTTTTGACCGTCATGGTGCTCATGCTCAAGCATCGTTACCCGACGCATCCCGCGCTCGTGGACGAGTACGTGAGCGAATTCGAGCATCAGGACGGACGCAATCTGTGGAGCCAAGTTTATCAGTTTACGCCGCAAGAACTGTTCGATGACTTTGCTGCTTACGCGGGCGCGCTCGAGCCGCCGGTCGTGTTGATCCGGGGCGACATCACGGAGCAGGACGCGCTGGAAACGTTGGCAGCCAACTACGTCAGAGCTGCCCTCGCGATGTGGTCCTTCGAAGAACCAGGCGCCGCGGGCCCGGACGAGGAGTTCATCGACCAAATGCTCGACGCCGACCACGAGGACCACCGCAACACAATACTGGAAGCTGCGGGCAAGCTGCTCGCGCAGCCCGTTGCCGCTGCGCCAGCCACGCCCGCGCCGCCGGCGGAACCCGCTGCACCGCTCCGGCCCACGCAAGTCGTGCGGCGCCTGATGTCCGACGCGGGTAAGGACCCGGTCATCACCAACACTTATGACAAGTGCTGGACGGTGAAGTGTTACCGGGCACGCAGTTCGGACAAAGCGCTGATGGAGAAGTTGAAGGCGCACGCCGCACTGAACGGCTGGACGGTTAAGACAACGCCGAACAACCGCATCAACCCGTACATGACCGGCGGCATTATTGTCCGTATCCCGCGCTAGCAGCACGCAGCACTAAGCGCTCTCCGGAGCGCTTACTGGTGCACTGTTGCACTGAATCAAAACGGGAGAAGCAAATGGCTTGGCAAACAAAATGGATCGCATGGCCAGAGTACACGCGAGCGGTGGAAATGCTCGAAGCAGCGGAGCTAACACCCAACGCGGGGGACGTTGAAATCCTGCAAGCTGACATCGACGCCGTGGCTAACGATTACGACGGCAGCAGCAGCGCCGGTGCCGAGGAGTTGGAGCGCCGCATTGGTGGCCTGCAAAATCTCGCGTCGTATATGGACTGCCTGCGCGTTAGCAAGTGGAGGAAGGTATGAAGCTTTTCGCTGTGGTGTTGCAAGACGATCCAGCTACCGGTGTCGTGGGCGTGTATACGACGTCCGAGCGCGCGGTAAAGGTGGCGGAGCAAACAATAATGAACGCGCGCAACGACGAAAATAAAGACCACTGTTCCGGCATCACCGGCGACGACGCTGCGGACTACGTGCAGAACGTTGTCTACTCGGCGAGCTTCATGCACTTGTCGCCACTGGGCATGCAATTGATGGCTGCTGTTGTTGTGCAGGAGATGAACCTCGACGCGGAGCCGCTGGCGCCGCGCTGAGCATGCAGCACTAAGCGCTTCGTCCGCGCGGAGCGCTTACTGGTGCACTGTTGCACTGAACGGAAGGAAAGCCATGAACGTTATCAAGAAAACCGAAACGCTGACCGACTTGTCCAAGGTGTACAACCTGCATCTGTACGGCGACAGCGGCGGCCATATCGTGCTGCATTGCGTGACGGAAAGCGACGCCGACGAGCTAGCAGCCAAGCTCGTGTCGGTGATCGAAGCCCACGCCAACGAAACGGTCGACGTCACCGCCGACTAAACAGCGCAGCACATGAACGCTTCCTCGGGAGCGTTCACTGGTGCACTGTTGCACTGACAACCCTGAAAGGGGCATAGCATGAGCAAGCAGATCTACGAAAAAGTCACCGCGTCCATCCTCAAGCAACTCGAGGCAGGCGTGGCGCCGTGGGTGCGTCCGTGGTCGGCGTCCCCGGCTACTCCGGGACAGCGCGGGCGCATGATGCCGCACAACGTCGCGAGCAATCGTGATTACCACGGCATCAACGTGCTGATACTTATGGGCACGGCAATGATGAAGGGGTACGAGACCGGCGCGTGGGCCACGTACAAGCAAATCAAGGAGCGCGGCGGCCAAGTCCGCAAGGGCGAGCGCGCAACGGAAGTTGTCTACTTCGGCAAGCTGGAAGTCGAAGACAAGCGCGAAAGCGCTGAGCCGGGTGCAACGCGCGTCGTACCGCTGCTGCGGTACTTCAGCGTGTTCAACATCGCCCAAGCTGACTGGGAGAAGGATCCCTGCAAGCGTCAGCTCACGGACGAGCAGGAAGAAGTTGAAGACGACACGTTCCCCGACGCAGCGGCAACGATTGCAGCAACCGGGGCAACGATCAAGCACGGCGGCGACCGGGCGTTCTACATGCCCGCGGGCGACTTGATTATGCTGCCGCGGAAGAAGTCGTTCGTCGACCTCGGCGCGTACTACAGCACCGCGTTCCACGAACTGACGCACTGGACGTCAGCGCCCTCCCGCTGCGACCGCAAGCTCGGCACGTTTTTCGCCAGCCCGGAATACGCGTTCGAGGAGTTGATCGCCGAGTTGGGCTCCGCGTTCCTGTGTGCAGCGCACGGCGTTGACGGGCAGCTTCGCCACGCCGAGTACCTCGGGCACTGGATCAAGGTGCTCAAGGAGGACAACACGGCAATCTTCAAGGCTGCCGCACTGGCGCAGAAGGCAGCGGACTTCGTTCACCCGGAGCCCGCCGCTGCTGAAGCGGAGCAGGAAGCCGCATAAACAGCGCAGCACATGAGCACGCTCTCGAGTGTGCTCACTGGTGCACTGTTGCACTGAATCAAAACGGGAGAAGCAAATGGCAACGAAACGCAAGCAACCACCCGCAGTGCCGAAATTCGTACCGGAGACCAAGCCTGTGAAGCTGCGGCTGTACGACCGGATCCGCTCCTACGACTTCGGCTCGCACATTCCTTCGGAGTATCTTGAAGGCATGGTCGTCGGTTTCGATGGCGGCTTCATCGAGATGCTCGTGCAGAAGCGCGTCATCGAGGGCACGTCGCGCCCGGTCGCATCCAACGAAATCGCGTGCACGCCGCAGCACGGCAACAGCATGATGGACGACGTTAGCCCGCGACTCGTGTTCCTGAGCCGTGCGCCGTCCTGCTTCTCGCTGGACAAGAACATCGCCGCGGCGCTCGAGTCCTTCCGCGCAACCCGGCGGAGGCACTGACATGATCGACGACTTCGATTTTTGTCCGGACAACCGCTGGCTCTCCAACTTCTGGGCGTGTGTCATCACGATGGACGGGTTGAACTACCCGACTGTCGAGCACGCGTACCAAGCAGCGAAGACGCGCGGCGTATTGCAGCAGAAGCAGATCCGCCTCGCCGACTCGCCCGGTCTGGCCAAGCAGTTGGGACAGCGCGTGAAGCTGCGTGAGGACTGGGAGCAGATCAAGGTAACCGTAATGCACACACTCGTGGAGCAAAAGTTTCTACGCCACGGTGTGTTAGCGGAGAAACTGCTCGCCACAGGCGAACACTTCCTCGTGGAAGGCAATACGTGGAATGACCGGTTCTGGGGCGTCTGCGGCGGCTACGGACGCAACAACCTCGGTCACATCCTGATGCAAGTGCGCGACCGCCTCAACGAAGGCCGCACGGCGTGGAACGCACACAGCACTTGGTAACAGCGCAGCACATGAGCGCTTCCACACGGGAGCGCTCACTGGTGCACTGTTGCACTAAGGAGGGAAGCATGGTAAATATCTGCGACCCAAATGCTTTAGAAATACTAGCCAGCATCGAGGGACAGCGCTGGCTGAAAGAGCAGCAAGTATCGCTGGGCACGTACTCGTTCAACCGCATGCTCATGGCTGTGCAGCAAGCCAGGACGATGCTGGCCGAGTACCCGGAGTCGACGGTGCGCGAGCCCGCATCCAGTCCGTAACGCTGCCAGCCACCAGCGCCGTAGATCACCAACTCGCTGGCGCTGCCAGCCACCAGCGCCGTAGATCACCAACTCGCTGGCGATGCACGTGCAGCACATGAGCACGCTCTCGAGTGTGCTCACTGGTGCACTGTTGCACTGACAACCAAAGGAAAGGCAATGCAGAAGCTGAAGCCGTATCTGCTCGTGTACGTCCAGAAAGACGGGTACTCGCACATCGCGCAAACGATGAGCTACTCGACGCCGACCAATACCATCATGGTCCGCCGCGTGCCCGGTTTCCCCGGCACGTTGGAGGAGATCCGTGTGGATCAGGTGTCGCCGCACCCGGTAGGCAAGTCGTTCAAGTACATCCACTACGCTACCGTAGCGGGAGTCGGCTCGTTCCCCGTTGACATGCTGCGGTACGACAGCGCGGCTCCGGTCAACTTCACGCTCGAGGAGAAGTTTACCGGGCCGCACGCGGTAATGCTTCCCGGCATGGACTTCGGCGAGGGGTTGATTGTTGCCGACGTCAGCGATCGCAGCATGCACTCGTGGACTAACGAGCGGTGGCGCTCCTTCCTGTGGAGCGTTCGTCCGCTGTGGACCGAGAAGCTGGTGTTGAGCGGCGACTCGGAGATGTATAAGGACTACCGGAAGCAGAAGGTGGTGCCGTGAACATCTTCACCCACAAAGTAGGCGGGCTCGTGATGCGCCGGGTTACCGCCGCGCGCGTGGAGTCGTGTGGGTACGTGTACGATGGCAACCGCCCGCACATCTCGGTCGTGGTATACAGCAAGGACCGCGAGTCATACCGCATCGAGTTGTCGCAAGCTGACATCGACGTAATCAATCGCGAGCGTGCCTGCATGGACGACGAGTTCCAGAAGTACGCGGAGAAGCAGCAGCAGTAAAAGCAGCGCGCAGCACTGAGCGTCCTCCGGGGCGCTCACTGGTGCAACGTTGCACCCGTTTATAGGAGTTCTGCTATGGCTACAAAGTTTTCAGCAATCGACCAGCTGGGCATTGTCAAAGCGCAAATAGCAGCACTCGCCAAACGTGAAAAGGCGTTGGCGGATCGTGTGAAGGAAGAACTGCTCACGCAAGGCGTGCAGAGTGCGGAGGGCGTGCTGTTCCGCGCTACGCTCGTCGTTGCTTCACGCGTCTGCCTCGACACGACAGCGGCGAAGAAGCTGCTGCCGGTTGAGGTGTACCCACACCTGTACTCCAGCGATGTCGTGGAGAGCTTGCGGGTTGTGGCGCGCGTTGCGAGGGCGGCGTGAGCACGATCAAGCGCCGTCCGCTTGTCGTCGACGAGTTTTTGGCGTCGAAGCTCATGGATACCGAGCAGTTGGCAAAACGCCGGCAGCTTGTTATCCGTGAGCGGCTGCGCGACGCGCCCAAGTTCGTGCTGGACTCGGCGGCGTCCCGGTATGCGGGGGAGATGCAGCGGGCTCACCCACTAGCAATCGCGCACGACCAACAGTTCGCTATTCCGCCGTACCCGTCGATGTACATTGAGTTCTCCATCGTACAAGTCATTGAAGGCTTGGCAGTGCAGGCCACTTCGCGCGACGGCTCGGCAGATGAAGACCTCGGTTTCTTTGTCGACGGTCCACGCGTGTACGTGCTCGTGCGCGGGAGCAGGGCCAGCAACATGAAGCCGATGATTAGCCCCTTCGTGTACCGCCTCAACCAGCCGTTTACGCTCGAGGAGGAGCACGCACTGTGCGAGGAGTTGCAAACACGCCCTATCAACTTGGATCACCGGTACTGGGGCGGGCTGTGGCATACTGTTGTGGAGTCCGACCAGCAGCGCACAGGCGGACCCAAGCTGAGCCACGCACTGCGCGCGAATCACTCGTTCGAATGGCTGTGGGGCAGGGAAAAAGCGAACAACAAAATGGAGAACCTGATGCTAGGTTCGGCGGGCGACCTGCGCAACATCCTCGCCCTGCTGCTGTTCCTGAACCGCACGCGCGAAGTAACGATCCAAGACGAAGTCGGCGTGCACCGCGCTATGATCCACAACAAGCCGAGTGTGCTGACGAAGCACACTGTCATCCGGCTGCACCTTGACCCGAAGCCGCTGTTTGCCAAGACGTACGGCACCGGCGGCGTATGGCGGCGCGAGCACGACGTACGGGGCCACTTCTGCCACGACAAAACAGCGCGTGAAGCAGAGCACCACCGCGCCGGTAAGCACGACTGGCGCGAGTACGACGTCAACCAGTGGCGCTGCATGCTGTGCGGCGGGTTGAAATGGTGGCGGAAAGCGTGCCGCCGCGGTAGCAAGGACAAGGGACGTATAGATCGGAAG